GTATTTCAAAGATTGAGAAGGGCATTGCCACAATTACGGTTGAACAGGCGAAAGCCATTGCAAAAGCTCTCAGGTTTTCTCCGATTCTTCTTCTCTGCGAGTCCTATGAGGATGTCGAGGAATTTCTACCTTATCTCGCTCAGTCAGACGAGACCACTCTTGACAACATAAGGGCGATTCTCGGTATGCCACGCAAAAAAAGTACTTGCGATTCTGGCAAGAAGATAGGTTGATTACACTCTGTGAGGTTTAATAGAGCCTGTAGAGTTTGGTATCGGTGAACATCGTTCCGATTACGAGATAGTCACCGAACACAAGCCAGTAGTATTCGGTTGACATTCCGTTGGCTGTGAGTTTGATTCTTGATTTATCACCTGCCACCGTCATCGAATAACGGAAACTGGACTTGTTTGAGCCGTTGTATCTGTAGCAATAGTCCGTGGAGAATCCGTAGCCGTATGTCTCTCCGTACTTGTCCGTTTCTCCGAAAACCTTTCCTTGCAGCATGGACAGATCGTGATAGGTTGTCGGGTTCATCATGTCGTCCGAAATCCTTACGAAAATGATGGACTCGCCATAAGCGTTGTCGTATGTGAATCCGACACATTTTCCAGTCGATGAATCGGTGACGAATATGATTTCCGCACCTTGGACGTTTACTCCTGGGAATGAGAAATACAGCAGGTTGTCGGCAAAGCTCCATGTTCCTGTCTCAATATCGCTGTCAAAGTAATAGAGGTTGCCGTTGGGAGCAAACGAGAAGACGGAATACGTCATGCCGTCATAGCAGAGGTATGTACCGCCTACGGTCTTTGTGTCCGAATATGCCGTTGTCTTGATGTTTGTCGAGGCTGAGAACGGATATTCCGAGAACGGCTCAGGTTTCTCAGGCTCTTTGCATGACATGACGCAAAAGGCGACAATCAGGACTGTCAACAGAACGGAAATGGTCTTTCTCATCATAAACTCCTACTTTTTATATAATACTATGGAATATACGGAAAGCAAGTCAAATATCCATGCCCTGATTCAGAATCTGAATCTGGCTCTGTACTGTCGCCCTGTTGATGTGCTTTCTCTCGGTCTTGTCGATGTTCTGTTTCAGCTTTTCCTCGATGGTGTCCCACTGTTCGGGAGAGAACTTGTATGCGCCCAAGAGGTAGAAACAGGCCGTGGCATAGTTGGTGCAGTCCAATGCCTCGTTCCTGTCTCTGAGTTTCTTCCAGTAGCCTCGCTTGTGTCTCTCGTCTGGCTCTATGTAGACCTCAGCACACAGCTGCCGACAGGTTTCCTCGGAGATGTCTTGTGGCAACAGATAGAGTCCGTTGACCGTGTGTTCGGCGTTGTCCTCAGTCCTGAAAGCGTGGTAAAGCTCGTGTTTAAGGTAGGATGCACCGACAAGGTAGTAGTAGAACACGCCCGATTCCCTTTGTTTGTTCTGAGACCGTGAACGCTCTGCCGTGGAGTATCCAGGGCGGTCTTTCTTCATGGTGGAGATCGGGCTTTCCATGGTGTCGTCTCCTCGCACGAGGATGAACCGCTTGTTGTCTCCGACTCTTTCCCAGAAAGCGTTGACAGTTGCCGTCTGATAGTTCCTGTCCATTGCGTTGCACATACTCGTCATGCGTAAGCCGTCTTTCCTGTGCCACACGCCCTTGTAGATTTCGCTGTACCAGTCCTGATAACACTTGGCGTTGATGTCCTTTGTGGTCTCGCCCTCGGCACATGGGAATATCCGCACGTCAATGAGCTTTGCCCTACAGTTCTTGCACCATCCCCACACCAATGTCTCGATACGATCCTGCTGCACGTCCGAACCGCTTGTCAAAAACAGCACGTCCTCTGGCACTTCTCCGAGATTCCAGTCCGAGCGTTGAGCGTCATTGAGGACTCTCTGCCAATCGGGAGTCTGACTTTCGGAGACGTACTGCTCTGCCAAGATTGTGTTGTAGAACGAGATCATGTCGGACTCAAGGTTCTTGGAAAGAGCCTCAAGGTAGGTTGTGACTATACCCTCCCATGTGAGCCATGGAGAGTACAGTCCGTTAAGCCAGAATCCGACCTTCTTCGGGTCTGTTATCTCGCTGTTGGTGGGAATCCACACACCCTGAGCCATCATCTCGGCCTTGTCCTCGTCATGGATGATGTAACCGCAGTTCGGACACTCATACCACGCCCTGAGAACACGTGTTCCCTCTGCCTCCCATTCCATTCTCGTCCACTCGAACTCATGCAGGTGTCCGCAGTGTGGACACGGCACGAAATAGTGCCTCATGTCCGTCTGCGAGTATTCGGACAGAATCTTCGACTTTCCGTTTATGGGAGTGGAGCAAATGAAAATCTTGTGCCGTCCGTAGAAGGTGTTTGTCCTGCGCCTTGCAAGGTCTACAGGCGATCCCTCACCGCCGACATTCAGTGGCATGGCATCCACCTCGTCTATGAACGCATAACGGCAGGGGTTGCTTCTCCATCCAGCGGCGGCCTCTCCAGAGGCAAAGTACAGCGTACCGCCAGCAAACATCTTCTTGTCCTTGGTGTCACCGCTTTCACCCCGTCTCTTTGAGAAAATCTTTGCCTTGATCTGAGGGTTTGCGTCTATGAACGGATTGAGCCTGGACTGCACGAAATTGTCTTTCTGTTTCTCGTTGGAGAATCCGAAAAGCATATTGGCAGGTGCGTTGACGATGTTGAAGAAGATGTTGTTCATCATCAGCTGGGTTTTGGAGACCTGTGCAGCTGCCACGAATATGACCTCGTTGTACGGAGACAGGGGATGCAGACATTCGCATATCTCACGGATGTACGGAGTTCGGCTCATGCGGTACTGTCCGTATTCGCTCGTCATCTCCTGCGGAAGATACAGCCCTTCCGACCACTTCTCTATCGTGGTTTCGGGAATGGGCTTGATTGCGTTTGCCAAGGCATCACGCAGAACTGGATAGTTCGCCCTGAGAAGGTTCTGTAGATAATCCTCCAGTTTGGCGTTAGTTCTTTGCGACTGTCTCATCTATGAAGTCCTGAGTGGTCTCCTCTGCCTCGGAGAGCTTCTTTGAGAGGTCTGCGAGGATGTTCTTTACCTGAATGGTCAACAGGCGGAATATCTCTGCCTCAAGGTTGTCGGGAGGTGTCCGCCATTTCTCCACGCTTTTCTTGATGTTCGCCACTATCAGGGACGAGATACGGCTTGGAATGGTCTGCACGACATCGGACATCTTCGTCAGGATTTCGCCGTAGAGCGAGATTGCATCTGGTACGGATATAAGCTGTCCTGTCTCGATCTTGAGCTTGTTGAGATTCCTCAGTGCGTCTATGGCGATCTTCTTTGCTTGATAATAGGCAACCGACCCGACAGGAGCTTGGATGTTGTCGATGTCGGGTATGCTGTCGAAACGGCTGAAAGAAGGGTCAATCCCCATCTGTCCTGTCTCGTAGACCTCGCTGTCCCCGATGTGCTTTTCCAGTTTGTCGAAATTCTCTTTCTTTTTGCGAGGCTTCTTGGATGAAACCTCGGTTTCGGACTTTGAAGTGCCGTTTTCCGACTTTTTTTCTCCGAAATCGGCAGATAAAAGTCCGTTTTCCGTTTTTTTCCTGCCACGATTCTGCGGCGCACGCCTGTTGGCTTCCCACTTTATGCTCTCGGTTGTCCAGTCGATGAGCTTTGCCGTGCCGTCCGTCTTTCCCGAAAGTTCTATGCGTCCTTTCTGTATGGCGTACTGCACAGCCTGTCTCTGAGTCCCGATTCTTCGTGCGAACTCCTTTATCGAGACATACTCGTGGGAATCAGCCATCGAACTTCTCCTCGACTATGTAGGTTTCTCCCTGCCTGTTGGAGAAGACGACAGCCTGATCTCCGATGACGGCATTGAGCTTGTGGTCATTGAAACGGCATCCGTTGCGCCTGAGATATGTTGCCACCGTGTTTTTTCCGTATGCCGTGAAACACGTGCCGTATCTCATGTTGTGGATGATGTAGAACTGTGAACCTCGTCCCATGACACTAAATATAGCGCATAACACACGGTAAGTAAAGACATTTGAGCCGAATAAATCATTTTGTGACAACAAGTACCGAATAACTCACGATGGGGTATTGAAAAAGCATCTGAAAGGCTTGACACTACAGATAGTGTCCGAGAGGCACAGGGGAGACGCATGGCTTCGGAAATCATCAGATCGACAAGCGAGATAAGGGCAGACCTCACGTTCTGGCTCAACAGCAAGACCAACTGGCAGAACGCAATGGATGCTCTTGCCAAGGGCGGACAGTCCTTTGAGATGAGGGACGGAGACACAACAAGAGTCCTCACACGTGTCGATATCCCGAAGATCATCAAGACCATCCAGACAGCAGAGGCAAAGATAGCCAGTCTCAGGGCGGAGCTTGCAGCTGCCACTGGTACTGGAAAGAAACCATCAAGAGTCGCCTGTTTCAGAGGGGCATGATAAATGGCATACAAGCGCACAGTCACACAGAGAGAGAGAATTGCTCAGGTCAAGTCCGAGAACCCTTATGTCAGGACATCGAGGACTCAGCAGACCGACAACTTCAATCCCCTGTATTTCGACAACAACAACTTCTATCAGGGCTTCAATCTGTTCAAGGCTCAGAACCGTCACATGGGCGTGGCGAATGAAACCGTACTCGGTCACTCGATCATGTCCACAATCGTTGACGGCTCTATCGGAACAGGGCTTGCGTGCGAGAGTGCGGTCAACGAGGCATACTTTGACGGCATCATAGAGCATGAGGTGGTCAAGAAAGCGCAGAGGCGCATCGAGGCGAGATTCCAGATTTGGAGCATGAACCCCATCTACTGCGACCACTACCACATCTCAAGTCTTCCTGAGATCGAGAGACAGGCACTGACCATGCTCGTTGAACACAACGAGTTCTTTGCGCTCGTGCGTATCGTGCGTGTCTATGGAGAGATTTACCTGCCTCAGATTCAGCTTATCTCTCCGAGGATGGTGTCAAGCCCGAACAACGTGGATACTGACAGGATCATCTCAGGAATCGAGGTTGATGCAAGAGGACGAGAGATAGCCTACTACGTGAAGAAGGTCTCCCATGGAGAGCCGATTGCTACCGATTGGGAGAGGATTCCCAAGTATTCACGCAACGGCAGACTCCAGATGATTCACGTCAAGTGTGGAGTCCAAGAGCCGAATCAGCTCCGTGGCACTTCAATGCTCATGCCGATTGCTGACGGACTCGTGCAGATTGACCGCTTCAACGAGGCAAACGTTGCCAAGGCCGTAATCCAGAGTTCCATCGGTTTCGCCATTACGAAGAACAAGGATGTTGTCGAGAATCCCAACGATGACGCAGTTCGTGACATCGTTGAGGCATCGGTTGAGAACTCAGGCGAGCATAGGGATTCTCCGAGACCCAAGGAGGGACAGCAGACCGTCACCATCAAGCCTGGCATGACGATTTCGCTTCCGCCTGGACACGAAATCCGCACCATCGAGTCGAGTTCACCGACTCCCGATTACTGGAGCTTCGTCAACGGCTACCTCAAGCTCATGGTGGGCGGACGTATCCCTGCCCCTGAGAAGATTCTGAAATCATATCTGGCTTCCTACTCTGCATCTCAGGCGAGTATGCAGGAGTCACAGAGAGCCTTTGAGATATGGGTAAGCCTCCTTGCCGACAACTTCCTGGACATCGTCTACAAGCAGTTCGTGTGGTGTCTGGCAGCTCAGGAGCTTGTTGACCTCCCGATGTTCTTCGATGATCCGTTTGCTCGTGAGGCATGGTGCGAGTGTTCATGGTACGGCCCAGCTTTGATACACAACGATCCTGTCAAGGCCGCAAAAGCCTCGATCATGCTCCTCAATGCAGGACTTACAACCTACGAGAAGGAGTGCAGGAAGAACGGCATGAGCTGGGAGAAGACAATCACCAAGCTCGCTGAGGAGCGTGAGGTCATCAGAAAACTCGGTGTGAAGATTTCCGATGCTGATTCAGCCGAAATCTGGGCTGATGACGAGGATGAGGAAAAGGAAGACACCGATGACGATACCGATTTGGAAATGGAGGACAGAAGATGAGGAAACTCGCTTTCTACGCTGAAAAGAGCCTCATTGAGACCGATGACTTCTACGATGTCAATGCAAAGAACGGAAACCGTGATGCAAGAGACGCATCGGGTTATCTGACCAGATACGGCTTCAAGATCGACAATAACGGAGTCTGCATCATCACCGTAAACGATGAGCTTGTCGCAGAGTACGGATGGTACGGAATCGACTACAAGACCCTCGGAGGACTCATCGAGAGAGCCGAGGAGGATAAGAAGGTTGACCGCATCGTTCTGGACATCAACAGCCCTGGCGGAAGCGTAAGCGGACTGTTCGACCTCTGCGAGCAGATCAGGAACTGCGAGAAGCCGATATACGCCTACACAAGCGGATACCTTGCATCCGCAGCGTACACGATTGCAAGTGCCACGAGAGGCATCTACGCAATCGAGAGCGCAGCTATTGGCTCTGTCGGGGTGTTCATGTCGTTCTATGACGACTCCGAATGGATGAGGAAGAACGGCATCAAGGAGATTTCTTTCTACGGAAAGAACAGCGACAAGAAGAACCTTGATCCTGAAAGCAAGGAAGGTAAGGAGGTCTATCAGGCGGAGATCAACGAGCTTGAGGAAATCCTTATCAAGAACATAGCGAATTACCGTGGTGTCACCACGGACGAAGTACTGGAGAATTTCGGACACGGCCTGATGTTCCGAGGCAACGAGGCGTTGTTGAGGGGCATGATAGACGGCATTGTGACGGATTTCGACAGCTTCATAGAACACATTGCCGAATCAAATACGGCAGATGGAGGCACAGGCATGGCAAAGACGACAGAGAATGTTGTTTTGGCTTCTTCCGTTGAGGCTATCGACCCTGAGTTCCTTGCTCAGATTCAGGCTGAGGCAGCCGAGAAAGCAAGGGCAGAGGAACAGGCGAAGTCAACGGAACAGGCAAATTCTGCCGTAGCCGCCGAGCGTGCGAGGGTAGCTGCACTGGAAAGGTACGCTTCTCTCCCACAGGCGGAGATCAAGGCGATGGCAGAGAAAGCCAAGGCTGACGGCATAAGCGTTGCCGAGTTCGAGGAACAGTTCAAGGTCAAGGCTTTTGAGCTTTTCCAGAAGAACGAGTTTGCATCCGCTTCAAGGACTCCCAAGGAAGTACTTGCAGAGGAAGCAACCGAGAGCGCAACACTTGAGGCCGAAGTGGAACAGGATGGCGGACAGTCTCAGAGCGAGAAGTCCGACATGGAAAAGGGAAAAGAGCTTGCTGCATCACTGAAAGCAAGACTCAACAAGTGAGGTGAGACAATGGCTGGAGAGACCATCACAATCAACGATACCTGTCCGTTCATCATCGGCAGACATCGTGACACACGCAAGGCTGTTGTCGCTCAGAACTCAGGTGCAACCGCAGACATGAAGGCTGGCACGCTTCTGACCCCCGACTCTGACGGCAAGCTCGTTCCGTGCGTTGCCGCAGATGCAGGTCAGGGTATCAGTGCTACTTATCCTGTCTGCGCCCTTCTGAACGACATCCCGAAAGATGTCCTCAAGGCAGACGATGTTGAGGCCGATGTTGTGTACAACACAATGCTCAACAAGAAGTACGTTGAGGATGTCAACTCCGATCTGGAGATCGACGAGACATTCATCTGGGAGTCCGTGAAGAACGGACTTGACATCAGAGAAATGGTGTGAGGTAAGGCAAATGGCTACAACTAAGGAAATTGTCAACAACGTCTATACCTACGGACTGAGAGGTATGGAAAGGAAAATCCGCATGGGTGTTCCGAGAACACGTTTTCTCCAGGAGCATTACTTCGGCGGACAGGGGCTTGTGACCGCACAGAGGTTCATCAAGCTCAAGATCAGGAAAAGAGCAAGACGCGCAGCTGCACAGGCTGAGTGGAACAGCAAGGGCAACATCATCAAGGACAACAACGGCTTCTACTACAAGGTTGTGGAAGCTCCGTACTTCTATGATCGCCACGTCATCACTCCCGATGAGCTGGATCAGCTCGATTTCGAGGAAGATGTCGCCAATCCGCTTCCGTATGACCAGAAGATTCTTCTTGTCCTCCAGAACGACAGGGAAGACCTGTACGACAAGCAGGAGACAAGCAGGGAACTTCTCGCCTTTGAGGTGCTTTCCACTGGAAAGTTCGCTCTGATTGACGGAAGCGTGCAGGATTTCGGACTGAACGCATCCATGTTCGTCAACGCCGCCACCGACTCTGCTGGCAAGCTCAGTGCAGCTTCCAACAAGGCAAAGTGGCTGACCGACAAGTGCAAGGCGATCCTTGAGGATTCAGGAGTTCTCGTTGACGAGATTCTTCTTGACCCCGATGCAATCTGGACTCTCCTCGGAGACACCACCGTTCAGGAGCTTCTTGACACAAGACGTGTTGAGGGCGGACTGATCGACCTCCAGAAGTACAAGGAAGACGGTGTTGCCTACCACGGCACACTCAAGCTCCCTGGCTTCGGTGATGTCAAGCTCCTGTCCTACGCTGGCAGGTACACCAAGGATGACGACTCGGAAGCCTACATCTTCCCTTCTGGATCACTCCTGTTCGGACGTGCAAACCTCGGTGACACGAACTATGCAGCTGTCTATTCAAACGATGGACAGGGCAAGCTCTCACGCAAGGTTGCCGCCAAGGAGTTCGTACACGTTGTCGAGGGAGACGGCGATATTCCGTCCAACATGGCGGTATGTCTCCAGTCCTCGCCCCTGTACAGCCCGAAGATTCAGGGCGGTTGGATGTACGTCTACAACGCACTGTGAGGCTGACCGATGGATATGGCGGAATTTGACTTCAACATTGCCGAGGGCGAGTTCTCATCCAAGGCCGATGGCACGAGCGTAACGCTTGTCTACGGCGAGGACGAGTACGAGGTTTCGGGAATCATCAGCAAGAAGTACGCACGCAAGGAAGTGGACGGACGGTTCACCACCGACCTTCCCCTCTTTACGGTCAGCGTGACCATTGCCGAAAGCCAGATTCCGTCAGCCATTCCATCGGAGGACTACAGGGCGTTGATAGTCGTGATAGGAAGCGAAAGCTACGGTGTGCGCTACGTCACAGGAACTGGCTTTTTGACTCTCACGCTCAAGCCGCTGGACGGCAATGTGGCAGAGGGAGAGGAAGTTGGAGACGGTGACAACGCCCAAGGCTCTACGCAGGGCGGAAGCTCACAGGAGAACGGAAGTTCGGAGACCCCATCTCAGGGTGACGGCAATGATGGCAACGGCGAGGTCAACCCTCCAGAAGATGACGAGGAGATAGGATGATCGGAATTGAATTTGACAATCAACAGTTCAAGTCCTCGGTCACTGTCACCGTACAGCAGATGGAGAAGTACCAGAAGTACATCAAGAACCGAAACAAGCACTATCTCGCAGAGAGTGCTGTCGGGACGATGAACGAGGGCGTAAGGCTCTACTGGAACAGGCACTACAGGCTGAGAAGCGGACACACCGATGCTCTTGCCCTCTTTGCCAACGGTGCATCCATGGACGAGTTCGAGTTCACCGACAAGGAACACAGGTACAAGGGTCAGCCGACCCTCGCACCGAAAGCCAACTCCAAGACTTTCCGTTCCGCAAAGGGCAACAAGCGTCTTGTCTCATTCACGTGGGGCAAGCGCAAGGGCAACGCCAATGCCTTTGAGGACAGCCTGATGATTCATTCCTTCCCCATGAATCTCTATGAGGAGGATGTGAGGCTTGGAGGATGGGCGCAAGGCACGACAAGGATAGGCACGCACATCATCAGGCGGAGGCTTCCGTCAGAGGCACGCAAGCGTCTTGACGCTTGTATGACGACCTACGAGGCCGAGCTGCAGAGGTACTTCAAGGAACAGGAGGGCAAGTGATGGGCTTCATAACGAAGATCATAGACGGCAAGAGTTATCTGAATCAGGCAATGACGAAGATGCTCGCCATTCTCCGTTCCAAGGAGTTCAAGGACTTCCTGACGGCGAGCGACCTACAGCCCATCGAGAAAGTCACCAAGGGCTATCCCAACGTGGACAGCAGTGCAGTGACCAAATACGAGGCTTGGGTGAACACGTCCAACAAGACGAACTGCGAGCTTTGGGACGCTTCCGAGGGTGTGGCGGTCATTGTCGTTGTGGACATATATCTGCCCGACACCGACCTCAAATACATCTGGAAGTACGCTGACGCAACGCTTCAATGGCTCTGGCAGTTCAACCTCAAGAGCCTTGCGCTCCTGGACATCACGACACGCATCTACGCAAAAGCTGCAGGAGACACAGCCAACCACTTCACGTTGGAAGTCAATCTTCTCGCAGATGATTTCACAGATTCTGACGTTCCCACTCTCGAAGATGGGGACTAGAGAGGTAAAGCTATATGGCAGATAAACTTAAAAAGTCAACTGGCAGAGAGGTCTGGGCTATGCTCCTCGATGATTCAACTGTCATCAACACAGCAGGAGCATTGACCAAGAATCACCTCTATGCAATCAAGTCCAAGGCTTCTTCTGGCTCTGGACTTCCCTCTGGGCTGGATGAGGGCGACACCTTCTACGAGGTGGAGAAGACCACTCAGACAACCCTCGTTTCGGGCGATAGCGTCATTGACCTCGGCGATCCGTTTGACAAGGCAAAGCTCATCGGTTTCGCAAGGAGCAAGGACATCTCACGCACGAAGAACACAGTCGATGTGACAGTCGATGCAGATGAGGACAGTGATGTCCGCATCGATCCGCTTGTCGCCGTCTCTGGCAACATCAACGGATACAAGATCAACGGCACTCCTGCCACCGATGCTGGCAGAAAGATTGACGCAATGTTCGTAAAGCAGATCATCGAGGCTGCTGACGGCACATTCACGACAATCGAGAAGTCCGACAAGACAGCCCTGATCGTCCTCATCTACATCAAGAACCTGCGCTCGGACAACAGCGTTGAGCTTGTCATCCAGCCTTGTGTCTTCACAAGCAACGGTGACAGCACCGACTACGGCTCACCGACATCGAAGTCCACTGCCTTTACAGGCTGTGCGCTCTCCGAGAACGGAGTTAAGCCGTGTGTCCTCAGCGTCACACTCCCTGCAGCATCCGCTTGATCGGGAAAGGTGAATCTTCAAGACCTGTAGCATGGGGGGGATTCTCCATGCACAGGTCTCTTTTAAAAATCCACAAGGAAAAAGGAGCAGAGCATGAACACAATCGATCTAAAAGGCATAAAAGTCAAAGACCCGACAAAGGCCAATCCTCGGAAACTTGAGAACTACACGGTCAAATTCCCCAAGGAAATGGCTCAGTTCAACGGAAGGGTGACGGTCAAGTTCCGTCACATAGACGCACAGGACATCGAGCGTTGCTATGACGTGATTGACGATGAGTACACACGTCTGAGCGACTTCAAGATTTTCAAGAAGTGCGTCAAGGAAGTCCACGGTCTCAGGATTCCGAAGCTGATTGACGGCAATGAGGAAATGGTCGAGATGACCGTAGACGAGATAGTCCACTTTCAGGAAATCGGTGCGACCACAGAGGAAGGTGACAATGCCATGAGCCTCATGTTCGTCATCGTGCATGACGTAGCTCAGACGATCCTGATGAAAAGCGCACTGACGGAGCAGGAAGAAAGGGACTCGCAAAAGGATGTCAGGCAATCCTCTCAGGGTTGATAGGCAAGCCCGAAGACATCACCGACAAATGGTTCGGTGAAGTTGCAGGACATCCGATGCCTGGAGTCCTCGTGGGACACGATGAGGACGGCAACGAGATATTGGAGTTCACCTCCCCTACACAGGCGGAGATAAACGCTCTCCTTGATCCGTTCCTCGTGGCTTGCTGGGACTTGAACATGAACATAGAGCATTTCGGCTTGCCTCACGGCAAGGGGTGGCTCTATGAGCGTCCTACAGTTCTTAGGATTCGCCAGATATGCCTCTCGGAGAAGAACAGATACGAGGCATGGCGCATGAAGGAGGGACGTAATCTGGACGACAGGGATTGACCTGTCAGGAAGGTATAAGCCATGGCTGACATCAACATAAGACTTGTAGCGAGTGCCAATCTTGATGGCTTCAATCAGGCCGTGAAGGGCATGAAAGAAGTCGAACAGCAGATCAGCAAATCATACACTGGAGTCCAGAACAACATACCGAAGATGAAAAAAGCCTTCTCCGAGATTCTGAACTCGGAGAAAGGCGGTATGGAGGCGGCTGGCAAGTTCTTCCAGAACTGGGCTAACGCCATGATATACAACTTCACAGGCGGTGACGCTGCGAAGCTGAAAACCCAGCTTGAAAAGGCAATCGGAGAGGTTGTCAATGTAGCTGGCACAGGTCTCAAGGACTTCGTTGACATGGACGCTCTCAACGAGAACTACAGGAGCGTTGTCAACATCTACAACGAGATGGCGGACTCTGCCACAAGCTCGTCTGCAAGGGCGCAGAGGGCGTTTGAGGCAGAACTTGACGTGTTGCGTAAGCTCGGAGACCGTGAGGGCGAGCTTTCGCTGCAGACCAAGCATTTCCGAGAGGAGATGGAAAAGCTCGCACGTGCAGGACAGACCGAGACGGCAGAGTTCGACAAGCTCGCAGAGCAGTATAAACAGGCAAAGAAAGAGCTTGATAAGCTCAACGACAGCCACAAACTGTTTAATGGTAATTTCACGAGATATCTGACAAGCACCATGACCTCAATGATGGTGCATAAGGCATTGTCCGTAGCCATAAATGCAGTAAAACAGACCATCAAGGAGTCTTCACAGGCAGCTGCGGAAGCCGAACAGATTTACAACAAGCTCAATACCGTCTTTGAAGGGCTGTCGGAGTCTGCAAGGTCAATGGCAAGCAACCTTTCGTCCTCAATCGGCGTGGCGCAGTCTACGGCAGCGAGCGCACTGTCTACCATAGGTGATCTCCTACAGGCTCAGGGCGAGAACGTCACGAAGTCATTGGAGACCGCTGCGGATTGGGTGCAGAGATTCCAGGACATAATAAATTTTAAAGACATAAACATGAGCCTCGATGAGTTCTCCTCGAACATGATGGCAGGTTTCCTCGGCAATACCCGAAACCTCCGTTCCGTTGGAGTCGTCATCAAGGACAGTGCTGTACAGGCGGAACTCGCACGGCGCAACATGGACAAGCTCACAGGAAGCGAGCTTGAGCTTGCCAAGATGAACATAAGAGCCGAAATGACGTTCAAGCAGCTCGACAACGCCATGGGTGCAACCGAGCGTGAATGGGACTCGATGCTCGCAGTCAACAGACGCTACAACGAAGCCCAGAAAGAGTACAAGGAAAACCTCGGTTCGGCAATCAATGAGTTCATCAAGCCAGCGAAGATGTGGCTGACGGAAATCCTCGATTATACCAACGATGTTACAAGGGCATTGAAAGAGATTGACGGCGGAACATTTACGGTCAAGGTTGAGTCCGAGGAAGACGAGGACAAGCTGATAAAGAAGATCGCAACTGTCATGGCTGGAGTATCCGCTACAAATCCAGTCACAGGAAAGACAGGGACAGCTTTCGAGGCATGGCTGAACAATATGTTGCCAGCCGTTCTTGCTCAGGGCGGTGCATCAACATCAATGCAGGTTTCTGCAGCTGCGAGCGTAGCCAACTCAAAGGTTTTCACGGCACAGCAGGTACGTGACATCATCCTCTCTACAGGAGCAACGGACTCACAGATCAGGTCTGCAGCCGAGAAGGGAGGATTCACTGTCACCGAAGACATACTCACCGATGCAAGAAACCTCGTCAACAGCTTCATAGCATTGCAGGAAGCCGTTGAGGAGACCAGAAGTTCGCTTGCAAATTCCGCAGAATCCTACGACAAGTTCACCGAGTCCCTTGCCTCCCTTCCTTATGTCACGGCAAGAAGTACCGACTTCTCATCGGCTGTCAACGGAATCAATGAATACAATTACGAGGATGACCTTTCTGGTGATTGGGCGAACACGGTCAACACGATCATAAACAAGGTCGTGAAACAGGTAGGCTCGCTCGGAGCAGAAACCTTTATTGACGACATCGACAAGTATTTCAACACAGGCGACAAGGCAAGTGCATATCAGAGCTGGCTGGACGAGATCAGGAAGACATACGAAATCCTCTACAACAGGCAGATTCAGTACGGAGATGTCTCGGACGAGACCTTGCAGACCCTTATTGAAGATTGGGGCAAGGTCAAGCAGGAACTTGACGACTACAACGCCAGCATAGAGCGTTCAAAACAGATTTCATCGGCTCTGGAGGGTATCAAGAGTGGCACTGAGGGTTACAGGACTCAGCTTGCACAGCTCAACATGACTGCCGAACAGAAAGCCGTTGATGACCTCAACAGGGAGTTTGAACAACTCAAGGAGACCCTTGGGCTTACAGGTATGGAACTCATGAAGGCGACCAAGGCTCACATGGAGGAAGTGGTTGCTCTTGTGAAGCTCCAGAAAGCACAGGCCGAGAACGAGCGCAAGGAGAAAGCAAAGACTGCAATCCTTGAGGCTCAGAACGGAGTCCTTGACATACAGAGACAGATTTCCCAGCTCTACATGACGGACGAGGAGAAAGCCCTTGATGACATCAAGAGGGCTTATCAGGATCAGATCAAGACCCTCGACCTGACCAAGAGCGAACAGGCACAGCTTGCGCTGCAGTACAAGGCTCAATACGAGGCTTTGCAGAAGCTGCAGAAGATGCAGAAAGCCTACAACGAAGCTCTTGAGCGTGAGGAGAAGCGCAAACAGGCACTGGCTGAATACTCGGAGCAGAGAACTGATTACCGCACACAGCTTTCCCAACTCGGAATGACAGACCGCCAGATTACGGAGTCGAGCCTGATGAGTGCTGGCAGAAACGCAATGAGAAGCGGTGACATAGAGCTTGCGAAGCAGATACTTCTCACTCTCGCTGCTTTCGAGAAGTTGCAGAACGCTCTTGAGAAGATTGAGCTTGACAGGAAGATTGAGGACATCAACACCTCGTTCTCTGCAAACGCCTACGTTGTGGAGATTGCAACTCTCAGGATGAACGAGAACGAGAAAGCCCTGTATGAGCTTGATTCCGAGTACGAGAGACAGCTTGAGGAGATGAAGAAGCTCGGAGGCGACACCACAACGCTGACGAACAACTATCAGGATCAGCGCAAGGCTCTCGTGCAGCTCCATAGTCTACAGAAGAACTACAACGATGAACTTGAGAGACAGGCGAAACTTGAGTCCTACGGCAACAAGGCAAATGATTACCGCACACAGCTTGAAAACCTCGGAAAGAGCAACAACGAGATAGTCCGTCAGGGCTATGTCGATGCCATGAACGAGGCTGAACAGGCTGGCGATTGGGAGCTTTACCGTTCCATCCTCAATACCGTTGTAGCTTTCGACCTTCTTAATGAAGCAATCAAGAAGAACGAGGACGCTCAGAAAGAGGCCGCAAAGACATTCCAGGACAAGATCACAAACGGAATGTTCGGTAAATATGCGGACACCACATGGGCGAAAGGAATCGGCGGTTCGATTGCCAACAGCACAGGCGGACAGATCATACAGGCAGGTATCGAGGGTGCAGCTGCAGGTGGCCCGTGGGGAGCAATCCTCGGAGTCCTGATGGCTATTCTCTCCAAGACCGAGACCTTCCAGAAGGTACTTGAGATGGTAGAGCCTGTCATTGAGATTTTCGACAGCCTCCTCGCACCTCTCGCACCTGCAATTCAGGTCATAACCAACCTTCTGAACTCAATGCTGATGATGTTCCTCAAGCCTCTGTTCCCTGTGATAAAGGATGTGTCCATAGTCATAGTGACCATAGGTAAGGTCATCCAGACGATAAATGCGGTCATCCACAACATCTACACGGCTGTCCACAACGTTCTTGAGCATATCCTGCATCCGATTACAGGCGGAGATCAGTGGGGATATGAGAGCATAACGGACATCTGGGCGGACTATTACAAGACCGTACAGGAAATCAGAGACCTTACTTTCGACATCAAAGAGAACACTGACAAGACTGACACCTCGCAGATTACCGCCATGTACAACGCAGGAGCTATCACGGCAAGCGAATATCAGGCACTGATGGCAAACGCATACGGACGGCATTGGGACAACATGAAGTCCTACGGCGGACTGGCATGGCAGAACGGTTCAGGCGGTACTACGAAGATATACAACGACTCGTATCAAATCATCATCAACGGCACGAATCTGTCCGAATCTCAGGTCATAGACGAGATCGAGAGACGTAAGCGTCTCGGAATCTGGGGAGAATGACAATGATAAGATACTCTTACTCTCTCACAATCAACGGCACGACATTTAATCTTGCGAAGATAGTGGATTCCTCGACCCTTGAGGCTCTTGGGGCTTTGTGTTCGACTGAGAAGAAGTCAGCCAAGAGCAATGTGAGCGTCACGGTCAAGGGTGCTGCAAACCCGACCTTCTATCAATCGTTCATGCAAGCCCTTCTGACGGCTCAGGTGAATCAGACTGTTGGTGACTGCCTGTTGGTGATAACCGACACGTATGACAACAGCGTTGCCTTCCGTGGCTATCTGGACAACAGTGAGATTGATGTATCCAGCAAGAAGATGCCCGACAACCTCACTCTCTCTGCCTTGGACAAGACCACGTTCCTTGACCGCAAGATCAGATGGAACATGATATGGGAGAACGAGAGCCGAAACAAGATAGTCCAAGACCTTCTCGATGCACTCTGGGGAGACGGTGCGGTGCAAGTGCCGTATCTGTCAACAGAGCTTTCTGACTCAAAGAAGATTCCGCACTACTGCGTCTGCGAGGACGATGACATCACCTACAGGGATGTAATCGACACCGTTCTGTTTGAAGCCCCAGGTGCTGTGCTTTGGTATGACCCTCAGAATGACGGCTATAGAATCAGGGTGATTCCCACCGAACTCGACCCCGAAGCCACATACAGGCAGGTCACTTACACCGTTGCGGACGGACTTGTCACAAAGAGCAAGATTTACGACCATGACGGACTGTTGCTGTCCTACCCCACTGTCGTAGAGAGAGCAAACACAAATATTTACGCTGAAAACATTTCCTTGCAACAGGACGATGACGGAAAGGTGCAGGGGCAGAAGATTCAGCCCGATCACTATTTCCCATCTGACGGAGACGTGAAGCAGATATTCCAGGAGTTCAGGATTGCTGACCGTCCCTATGTCACAAAAGAGAGCCGTCTACAGAACGAAGACCTGAATCTGCTGTATGCCAAGGACATTACATATCAGCTTTCCTCAGACCCAAGGCTGTCCGTTGCTCCTGAGCTTGTGAATATCGGATGGGACGGAGTGCCGAAATACTACCCGAAAAAGGCTTGGCTTCTGTTCAAGAACAAGAACACGAAAGAATCCAACGTCACCATTTTTTCGCTCACTGGCACGGCTGTCTATGTGGACTATATGAACAAGCTCACCGTCCCCGAAGCGTGCCTCAATCCAGAGGAATACGAGGTCACGACCATCGAGAGCGAGACCGAGGCCAAGGCTTTTGCACAGTGGTACTACAACAGCCAGAAGTACGGCTCTACGATCTCGCAGTGGAGCGAGCCAGAAGGTCTCTCCTACCTTGGAGAAATCGTCATGGTGGCTCACAAGGAGACAGGGGTGCAGATGCCCCATGTCGTGGTGCAGATCGTCAACAGAAACGCTGGCGGCGCAAGCGGAACAATCCGAAAGATGCAGGTCACTGCAATCTCGCTCTACGGTTGGCAGACCTACACAGCCAGCACTGTCAAGGCAATCTCCAAAGGCTCAAACAGCAATCCGCAGAAAAGCGGTGCGAAATTCTCATACGGTACAGCTCTCTGGGGCGAGACTACGGCTCGTGGATGGGAGGGCAAGGTTGGTGACTACTACATCAACACCGAGACAGGCAATATGTACTACTGCGAGCAGGACGGAGATGCCACAACCGCCTTGTGGAAGTACATAGGTAACTTCAAAGGCAAGGATGCTGACATTGAGGGCTTCACTCGCAAGATAGAGTACGGCCTTTCCGAGTCTGACACGGAGTTCATTTTTCCTGACGCTCATTTCGGATATGAGGAGGGCAAGAACTACGGTGCGTTGGACAAGAACAACGGCAGCGAGATAGAGTACGGCTTCCGCAACTATGAGTGGTCAGAGACCGTTGACGGATGGTGCAGAGGGCTTTATGTCTGGATGAGGATAACGGAGACCTCTGAAAGCGGTGTGGTCACTTACGGAGAGCCTACATACTGCAAGGAACTCACCGACAGCCTCCTTGCCTCATGCGTTTTCGAGCTTGTGCCTACCAATGACTGCTATGTGGTCAACAAGGCCAAGGACGGATACGACACCTATACTGCGAAACTGATTTTCACAGGCTATCCGTCAAGACTCGCACAAGACCCGATTGTGACGGCAACAGTCAAGGACTCCAAGGGCAATGTCATTACACCCTCTCCCATCGGGCTGTCGTGGAATGGAAACATAGTCACTGTCACAGTGCCGTTCAAGACGACCCTTGAGCAGATCAACATAACCGTCACAGGACAGTACGGCGAGACCGCAACGTGCTACATGATTGCGGACGACCAGACGACCTATGACGCTTACGGCGGAAAGTTCACAGGTGACGAGTTTGCCGACAGATGGTTTTACGAGAACTACGGCGGAACACTTGAGGGCTATTCCTATGTGAACACAACCTCAAATACCATCCGCTACTACAACGGCAGTCAGTGGAACTCTCTCACCATCGAGAACAACCGCAAGGCTGGAATCATCATGTCCAAGGCCGAAAAGGACTTCTGGGAGCTTTACGAGAACACCACAGAAGAACAGAAAGAATCTCTTTGGGCGGTCTACGGCTACAAGAAAGAAATCATTGCCTCTGCCATAGCTGCAGAGAGAATCGTCATGTACGGCGAGGGCGTGATTTCCTCTGCATACATAGACCCTGATCCCGATGAAGACATAGATGATGACGGCTTCTTGGAAAAAAGAGGCTACAGGCTTGAGGGTGAACACGGAATGATCCGTTCCGAAGGTAGTACATTCAACAATGCCAAGGTCAAGAATCTACAGGTCTATGACATCCTCAATCTACAGAAAGCAGACGGTACGGCAAAGGCTCAGATTGTCCATCCTGCCCTATCAACTTGCGAGGGTATCAAAGGCGATCCTACAGGCGTAAGCGTCAACGCTCCGTCTGGGTGGACTGTTGCAGATGTCTATAACGGAGGTATCTATCAGGACAATGTTTTCTACGGAGCAGGTACTGGAACAGCCAGGAGCATCTTCAACGGACGTACACTTACCAAAGTCTTCAAGAATACCAATGGAGACAGGAGAATAGAGACCCTTCCAGCAGGTGAAAACGGCACATATACATATAACAATCTCTGTCAGGGTTGGTTTTATCTGTTCGGATATTATGAGGGGAGCAATGTTGTAAGCGGCGGAGTCGGATACATAGACATTTATAAGAATGGAACATTCCAGAAAACCATCACGGTCAATGGTGATTTCCCTGCCTTTGAAGGTCGCCCTTACTCAATCGCCTCATTGCAGGTGAGTGACGGAGATTATGTCTCCATTGTCCAGAGAGGTGCATGGGCGCACGCAAGAACTCTAGGCAATACATGGATGGACGCTCATAACGAACACTCCATTATAACTTCCAACGGATTCTGGGTGCAGGACTATACAAATTTCTCATGGGTCAACGTAGGTACGGATGCAATCTATGCAAGCAGCGTAGGTTTGCACCTCTTTGATATGGAGGGTACATCGCTATGGGATTCTGACGAAAACCTGAAATATACACATCCGTCCAATATCACTGGCTATTCAAGCTATGTGGATATTGACGGAAACCCCCACAATATCGCTCTCAATGTCGTCTACAGGATCACAGGTAGCCTTTCCTACAACGGCTCGTCCGTCTCACCGTCATTCCTAAAGAGAACAAGCGGAACTACGGCAGAGATAATCCTTGCAAGTGGTGTGACTATCACTCTCGACAACTCAGTGTGGATTTACCTCTCTGGCTCGATCAAGATTGCTGGAACTGATGAAGGTGTAGAGATGATGGGACAGTATCCCAAAGAAGACCTTACCTATGACTGCGGTACACCTGAAAGGCGTTGGCTGACAGGCTATATCTCAAACCTTCCGCTTACATCCAAGAGATCAGAAAAGAAAGACATCGAGCCTCTTGAGCGTTCCGCTTTGGAAATCATCTCAGGGGTAAATGTCGTGAGATTCAAGTTCATCAAGGATAAACGCAACACGCCTCTGATTGGATTCATTGCCGATGATACTGACTCAGACCTCTCTGGGCCGAATCACGACAGCATGATGGTCAACAGCTGCATCGGCGTTCTCATCAAGGCGGTACAGGAACTATCGGCGGAAATCGAAAGACTCAAGGGAGGAAATGATGTTTCGGAAACTACTTGATCTGATTCGGAAGATACCCAAGGACAAGCTCATGCACGCTGGCGTGAACTTCGGTCTCGCTCTTTTCTGCATCTGGGACTACGGACTCGGTATCGGGCTTTGCATCGGTGCGAGCTTGGGAAAGGAATACGGCGACAGCAAGGCTACAGGCAATCACTGGTGCTGGTGGGATTTGCTCGCTGACGCAATCGGCATGGGGCTGGGGATTCTCGCCTCATGGGGCATAAGGAAAATCATCGGGAGATAAAGGACATGGCAAGATCATTCGCTGATACCGTGCATTTCAACGGTAGGATTCTCAATTCATATCTGATAGCCGTCCAGACAGGAAACGACACGGCAGCTGAGGGCGGACTTGAACAGATGAAATACGTCCTCATCGGAGAACTCAAGCCAGCGATCCTCAACGGCTTGGGTGAGGCACTTCACTTTCGGGGTGCATACTCCACAGAGCTTCCTGTAGACCTCGCACAGAACGACTATTTCTACACAAACGCCACATTCACGGCTGACGGACAGACTTTCGTGCGATTCCGCTTCTACGCCTACAACGGCGAGGATTGGAGCGACATCAGCAACGTCATATTGGAGCAGTACAGCCCCGATGAGGTCATTGCAAGTCTCGTGTCCAGGGTCACGACCAACGAGCAGAACATCGGGCTTTTGCAGCAGAGGATCACTGTCCTCGCAAACGGAGTCGTCCTCAAGGGTGATGTCGCCAATGTCGCAAGCCTCCCTGCATCTCCGAGCGCAGGAGATATGTATTGGGTTATCGATCAGGAGACCTTCTACGCCTACAGCGAGAGCGCAGGTGCATGGATTCCGCTTACGGACTCACGCATAACCCTCGACAGGCTTGATTCGCACAGCACTACCAATCCGCTTTCGGCAAACAAGGGCAGAGAACTTGCGGAAAGGCTCGGTGCTTTCAACTTCAATCAGGAAGAACTCAATGCGGATGTGGTATTCGAGGGAGACTCGCAGAAGTCGTGGGAACACCTTTTCAACAATGTTGCAAACGAGCCGAGGCACAACTTTGTCGTGGGCGACTCGTGGCTCTCCACGTGGCAACACATCTTTGCAGCTACGGAGGAGGAGCTTGACAGTGATGTCGTCTTCGAGGGCGACCACGAGAAGACTTGGGAAGGGCTTTTCAATGCCATTCCCAGAGAGGGGACGGACGGCGTTTTCCTGTCGAAAGTCGCCTCAGCCCCTGCAACGGCTTCCTCTACAGGTACGGAGGGACAGTATTTTGTCGATTCCTCGTACCTCTATCTGTGTATCGCAACAAACACTTGGGTGAGGGTGGCAGTGTCCACTTGGTCATAAATCATTCTAAAATAAGGAGTTATTATCATGGCAGTTGAACTTGAAGAACACGTTTACGGCTTCACAGGCACAGGCAAGAAAGTCCGAATTGGACACGTCCATGAGACAGAGGCAGACTTGTTCCCTGTCGGTGGAACTATCTTCTGGATCGATCCCGATTCAGACGAGGAGGTTGAGTTCTTCGATCAGTACGGAGACCTCATTCCGTCCGTAAGCATCGGAGACAAGCCGTTTGCCTACAGGGTCACATCCCAGGGGCAGAGCGGCAAGGATAAGTATTATGTCTATCACGATCAGCTCTTTACGAGCAAGAGATGGACATACTACGAGAACGGAGCGTATGTCTACAACTCGCTCGGAACAAAGACAGGCGTTGGCGAGGGTAAGAAGAACACCCAGATCGTGATGAACGCCGATTCGGGCAAGTACATCACAAACGATTCCAACGGCTATGCGACCATCTGGTACACGCTCCAGCAGGCTCGCACGAACAAGTACGGCGGATGTGACGACTGGTTTGTTCCGTCAAGGGATGAGCTTGGCAAGCTCAGGGATGCGATCACATATCAGGTCATCTCCGATTCTGATACTCCTGTCGTTCTTCCTGCTGGCCCTGTCACTGGCGGTTCAATCGCTGGCACGGCTGACGGACAGGCACACTACAGGGATTACAACGGAAATCGCACCTGCTATCCGAGTGCGACAAAGTTCCTCGATTCCTACATCTGGGTCTCGTCCGAGACCTCGTCCGCTGTTGCGTGGTTCTGGGATTATAGCTACCAGGACTTCGACGGCTACTATAAGTACTACACCCTCTCGGTTCTTTTTGTCAGGGCTTTCTAAAGAGCCTAATCAACCTAAGATTCTCCCCTGCCCTGTGCAGGGGGAATCACCGCTTTCGACCCATAAGGGAATTGGAATCAAGACATGGAAATCAAAAGCATTGACGAGAAAATGCGCTTTGAAGATGCCTATTATGCAATCGGACGCTGTGCGGAGGAGCTTTATCTGATTTCTCCGAACATTCCGAGAGTCCTCAATCAGATCGTGGCAAATCTCTACGGACGTTTTGATGATGCGTTTCATCATGTGTTCCTTGCGAGTAACACCTTCAACCTTGAGAGCAAGGTCGTTCATCTTGAGGAAGCACATAAGTGCCTGTTTTTCCAGCAGTCATCACTCTATCATCTCGTCAAGGCTCACGGTATCACGGTAGGTCAATGCAACAACATCATAGATGCCATAAGGGAGGCATACGGACAGATAAATAGATGGAAAAACACGATTCTCAAGAGTGAGAACTATAAGGCTGGCAAGAGCCAGTCGGTCAGCGAGGTAGCGATATGAGGGAGCTACGGTTGTCCTCAATCCGACAGCATGAGTCCGCACAAGTTGGAAAGCGGCGGATTGCCTCAAACGGCAATGACAGAAGCCAATCTGGAAGACTCCAGACGGCAGATAAACATCCGCAACTTGGTTCGGGGGTCTCGTCCGAGAACTCGTCCACTAATGCGTGGAACTGGAATTATAACAACCAGAACTTCAACAACAACAATAAGAACAACAACAACTCGGTTCTTTTTGTCAGGACTTCTCTTGTGCGAGAAGACCATGCTGTCAGCCTCGATGACCTGTATTGTGCCTACGAGGATTGCCGAAAGCGCAAGAAGAAGAAAAGGGGCGCAAAGGCTTTCGATCCGTACCTGTTCCACAACCTCTGTAACATCAGGGACGAGATAAACCAAAGACGCTACAAGCTGAGGCCGAGCCAGTGCTTTGTCGTCAAGTATCCTGTTCCGAGAGAGGTTTTCTGTGCAGCTTTCCGTGATAGGGTTGTACAGCATTTCATCTATAGGGAACTCAATCCCTATATCGAAAAGCTGATTATCAGGGACACAGCGAGCTGCAGAGTCGGGAAAGGCACGGACTATGCCATATCGAGGGTTGAGCGTTTCGTAAGACGTGAGACCAATGACTACAAGGACATCGATGATGTCAGCTATGGCAAGCTCGACATATCGGGTTTCTTCATGTCTATCGACAGACAGCTTCTTCTCGACAAGGTTCTCTGGGTCGTGGACAACGTTTACATGGGGCGGTTCTGGAGCGTCCTGCATTATCTGCTACCCATCGTCATCCTTTCCGATGTGACGATAAACGCAAAGGCGATCTCTCCCCTCAAGGATTGGGATTTGATACCGCCGAACAAGACCCTTTTCGGCAACAGCAGGGGCTTGCCTATCGGAAACATAACGAGCCAGCTTTTCGCAAACTTCTACCTCAACGACATCGACCATTTCATCAAGTCGAGGCACAAGTCCTATGAGAGATACGTAGATGATAAGGCCATCGTGGACAGGGATGCGGACAAGATCAGAGAGACCATCCGCATGGTGTCGGTGAAACTCGCTGAAATCGGCATGAAGCTCAATGACCGCAAATCACGTGTGGACAAGGTGCGCTACGGCATTGACTTCCTCGGAGTGAAGATACGTCCGTTCTACAGCGTCCTCGGAAAGAAACGCATAAACAGACTCTGGTACACCTCAAGGTTTTTCAGAACTGTCGAGGATGCCTACCGTTCATGTGCATCGAGAAAGGGTATGCTGCGCCGATACCACGGCAAGCGCATAGCCGAAAGATGGTACATGAGGCTTCCTGAGTCATTCAGGGAGAACTTGAAGATGGACACCGATGCAACATTCCACCTTATCGGTGATAAGGCTTTACCAAACAAAAACCAAAAGAGGAGCATCCGCCTCTATACGGATGAGAGGAGACAGACAGCATGATCTACAGATTCTTTGACGGAGACCGTTGTGTGATGGAGACAGAGTATCCCATCTTCGAGGACTATGACGAGAAAGTCCAGAGCTTCTATGTCGTTGACGAAGCCCACGCAAGGGCAATCCTTGTGAGGCCAGAGGGCGATCAGCAGTTCGAGTCATACGATGCCAACATCCAGGGCAGAGAGGGTTTCCCATGGCTGGAAAAGACGCTCAGGATGGAAGTCTCGCAGTCGTAAATGTCTGCGAGAAGTGCGAGAACAGAGAGCTTTGCCCTGTGTATATGGGGCAGAGCTGTCTTCTCGCCAAGGAACACTCGGATGTAATTTCCTACCCTGCAAGGAGTACCGAATAACTCTCTTTAGGGTATGCAGTTGACTTGACGGATTGGGGTAATATCTGAGTGGGTTACTTAATATATGAGAGGTAATGAAAATGCCATTGTGGGCTAGTCTTCTTCTAGGTTTCGGAACATCAACGGCGGTTCTCGGATTCATCCAGTTCATGATAAACCGCCATGACAAGAAAAACGATGCGAAAAACGAACTTCTCAAGATGGTCTCCGAACAGCTTGGATTGTTCAAGGCACAGCTTGACGGTTTCAACGAACAGCTCAAGGACTTCAAGAAGCAGCTGCGGAAACAGGAAAACGACAGTATCCGCACCCAGCTTCTTCTTCTGATGGACAAGTATCCGAGCAACGTACAGCAGATAATGATGCTCGCCGAATACTATTTCTGTGTTCTGAAATCGAACTGGTATCTTACAGGCATTTTCCAGACATACCTCAAGGAACATGAAATTCCAGCACCTCACTGGTTCAATGAGGAACACCATAGCAACGCTGTTTAAGCGGAAGGAGAAATTATGGACAAGATCGCTGAGTTTTTTTCGGGAAATCTCAACCTCACATGGATTGACGGCCTGATCGTGGCTGCAATCTGCGCCTTTGACGAGTGGATCATCAAGAAGCTCATCTTCAAGGGAGACGAGAAGTACAAGACCATCTATACGATTGCACCGATAGTCCTCGGAGCAATCGTCTACTTTGTCATGGCTCTCATTGCAAAGACACCTGCGCTCACAGGACTTCTCAACGGCATAGCCATAGGACTTGCCTCAATGGGTTCTTATGACGTGATTATCCGAATCATCAAGGGCAAGGGTGCGTCATCGGTAAAGGAAATCGGTACAGAGATAGCCGATGAGGTTGGCAAGAAATGAATGTTCTGGTGTGGATAATCATTGCACTCGCCGTCATAGCCGTCATCCTGATTCTCGTAATCAGAGCCAAGAACAGGAAGATCAGCGAGAAACAGGATGAGGTTGACGAGCTTGCAAGGAGACTGGAACAGCAGAAGGGCGTGACGCAGACCTATGCAGAAGCGCATAAAGAGGGTGCGGAAATCCAGCGAAAGGCAGCTGAAAAGGAAGATGAGCTGCACGCTTCGGTAAAGGAGGCGAAGACAAGTGACAAACCTGTCGAGGCGCATATCAAGGTTGGCAACGGTATTGTTGATTCTTTCAACAATCCTTCTGTGTAGCTGTCGGACATCGGTACTGGACAAGTCTGTCGTTGAAGTCCCGAAACTTGAGATTGCGGTTGAGCGTCCTGTCCTGGATGCGATACCCGATCTTGACGTTTCGGGGTGGACAGATGAGCAGATAGCCGAGGTCTCCGATGTTCTGGCGGTCTACAACACGAACATGGGTAAACTGGCAATCTATGCCGAAGAACTTGAGAGGGCAATGGACATCGAGATTCGGTATATGGAGAACGTTATAGAAATACTGTTGAAGGGGAGATAGAAGATGGAAGACATCAGAGTCAACAAACCAAATCAGTTCGTCATCGGACGTGAGTTCAGCACTCGCAAGGTGACGGTGAAGCAGAACGCACTGGCAACGGCTGACTATCCGCAGGGACTTCTTCTCAAGCTGGACTCGGACGGAAAGATGATTCCAGCCACGGAAGCATCCAATGCCCTTTGTGCGCTTCTCAACCCGATTGACAAGGCACGTATCACGGCTGGTAATGTCAGTGCGGAAGTCGTGTATCTGTCGAAAGTCGGAAAGGACAAGATCGTTGAAGCCAACGGCTCTCTCAGGATCACCGACAAATTCATCGAAGGTGCGCTCAAGAACGGAATCGACATCCGCAAGCAAGAGCCTGACACCCGTGTGAAAGTCGATGTCCTTGTGGTCAGCGGCGACTTCACGAACACTCAGTACACGGACGCTCCTGTTGACAAGACAGGACTGACATTCAAGGTCAAGTACACTGACGGCTCGGAGAAGTCGGTCAACGCCTCAAGCGTCTCTGCCTCCGATTGGGGAGATGAGGCTGGCGAGCAGACGGCAACATTCTCCTACAGCGAGGAAGGGTACACGGCCTACGGCACGAAGAAAGCCACCGTTGTTCTGGACACACCTGCAAGCCTTGCCATTACAGGTGACTGGACGAACACACAGGTTGTCGAGACTGCCGTTGATCCGACAGGCTTGACGATCAAGGCCACATGGACAAGCGGAAAGGTCACGGACGTAACCGATGATGCTGAGGTTTCACCTGAGACATGGGGCGATACTGCTGGCGAACAGACAGCCACATTCACCTACACGGCGAATGAGGTATCCGTCACAGCCACCAAGACCGCCACAGTCGAGGAAGCTGCGTGATTTTCCAGATAATATCTTGAGGGTTTTGCGCCCTTGTGGATATTGCCTCTTGGGGAGTTTGCTCTGCGCTCCAAGAGGCTTTTTTTATGCCATTTTGCCATGGTAAACACCTGATAACCAAAATTTCAGCGAGGACTCACCAAAATTTCGGCAAAACACTCACTAAAAACTCACTGAACATTTTAGTACACTGGTGGACATTGGTGGAAAAATACTTAATTATTCTTAACGCATGATAGGTAAAATAGCCATAAATCGCCTTAACAGAACAATTTAGTGCCACCTTCACACGGTGGAAGTCACGTGTTCAAATCACGTCACGCCTATAAAATATTTCTTTGTGTCACAACGATTTATCGTTTTTGACAGATACCCAAATTACGTCAAAACGGTCAAAAACTCACCAAAAACTCACTAACATTATTGGACATTCCGAGTACATTGGTGTACATTGGTAATACATTATTGGACATTGGTGGAAAGATTTTTTCCGCTACATTATTGGACAATGCGAGTACATTATTGGACATTCCGAGTACACTGGTGGAAAGAACAAAAGGAGTTTTACCGTGGTGAAAAGTGCAGTAAAGGACTACGACTGGTCTGTTGTCCGCAGGGGAGGCAAGTATTACTGTAGGTTCAAGGACAAGAAGACATCTCTTGTGATATGCGAGAAAACCGTGTCATCCCTCGCACAGCAGGTGGATATCGAGTTTGACGGCAACGTGGGAGGCAGGACGAAAGACAAACAGGCCGAGCGTATCTGTCTTCTCTATTATCAGAAGACAAGGGAACACAAGGCAAAGACCCCGACAGTCCTTGAATACTGCCGTGCCTATTGGGACTTCAAAGGCGAGAGGGTCACGCTCTCCAACAAGAAGAATCCCAACAGCGTAGCCGAATCCTCCTGCTACACGAATCTCAACAACTTCAACAATCACATTGCAGACTATTTCCCCGACAATCCCATGATAAGCGAGATATCGTCCAGACGGCTCAATGAGATTCAGGACGACCTTCTCATGAAAGGCGAGCTTGCCAATGCCACCATCGAGAAGATCATGCGCTCGATAACCACTCCCCTCAATGACGCTTTCGACCACGGACTCACGGACAACGGCGTGAGAGTCGATTCCCTGGACACATCGGGCAAGGAGAAGGGAATCATGACCGACAGCCAGATAGCATCGGTGGTCAAGGAGCTTTACCGTATGTCCTCGTCTGGACGCTTCCGCCATCGGGGTGCAAACGAGGGCATAGCCTGTGCAGCTCTGACGGCAATGCGTATGGGAGAAGTCCGTGCCTTGAGAAAGGATCAGATCGAGGTTGTGGACGACACATCCATAATCCACATCACACGCACGTGGAGCAATCACGGCGGAGACAAGATACCCAAGGGCAAGCGCACGAGACAGGTGACGATTCCGACAGTCGTAGCCAAGGCACTGATCGCCCTTGCCGACAAAGACATCTGGGGCAACGGACGTTGTTTCTGGATAACCGAAAGCCCCGACAGCGTGAGAAGCGCAACGTTCTTCCGCAACAATCTCTACGAGGCCATGAAGAACGCAGGAATCAGCGAGGATCAGAGACGGACGAAGAACATCACCTTCCACTCGCTGCGCCACGGCTACATCTCCTACATCCGCCATCAGGTCTCCGACAGCACCATGCGTCTTGCCGTGGGACACAAGGACAAAGAGACCACGGACAAGTACACGCATCTGAACTACGATAACCTCAAGGAACTCGGAGAGTCCACGGAAAAGACGTTCAAGGAAGTACTCAACGCCGAGACCGCTATCATCGGCAACGCTTGACAGACTGTATGTGTTCGTTTACAAATTGCATCAAGGGAGCTTAATTATGATTGCGTTCTACAAACTTGCGTACATGATGAAGAAAAGACACATGAACACCGTGCAGCTGGCTCAGGTATCGGGAATTTCACGTGCCACCATATCGAAGATGCTCAACGGTCATAGGATTTACACGGATGTCCTCGGCAGAATCTGCGAGGCTCTTTCCTGTCAGCCTGGAGATATCATGGAGTACATACCTGATTCCGAGGAAAAAGCGTGAGATCGTGAAACTTTTTCCGTGAAAACCCTTTGTTTATTGCCGTGTTCGGTATATAATCAGAGTGTACTTGAATTTCTTTTCATTTATAAACTCCGAAAAGCGAGACATCCCTAAAGTGTCTCGCTTTTTTATTTCAATTGTTCGGAAATTCCGAACAGTTGCCCTGCCTTCAGATCGGGTAACTTCAGCAGTCCTTTTTCCAAAGTGCCTCGAACCCTGCATGGAAAACGTGCGCCTGTAGTCTTCTGCGTCCGATTGCTGTATGAAATCATGTCCATCTGTGACAAAGACCTTTACATATTGCGTTTTCTGCAATATTATGTGAGTGAACGATTACCTCCTTTTATTGTTCATAGACGAGAGGGGCATGGGACAGGGTTTCATGTCAGTTACTTCAACCCATGTCCCTCTATAGATTGAGGGAGGAAGGGAGAAAACGATGCAGGTTGGCGACAGAGTTGTAAACAAGGTAAGCGGAAAGCACGGCACAGTCGAGATGATTGTCCGCCCTATCCAGATCGGCAACACGCCGAAGATCATGCTCCGTGTGGACAACGGCGGCGGAAACTACGAACAGGACTATCCGCACAATTTCGTCCTTGAGAAAGATTGGAAAGAGCCTGTCGTCAAGACATGGGAGGACGAGGGCATAAAGGAAGGTGCGGACGCAGACAAGCTCACCCCGATGCCTGAGACCGACAGTGAACAGGGCGAGACCCCTATCCCGACAGAACCGAAGAAGAAGTCCAGCAAAAAGAAAAAGGAAGCAGATGCCGAGGCCGTCATTGACGACATCGTGAACGCTGCGGAATGAGTTGTTGAAAATCCTCCTGTCAGTGGCTCAAGCTACAGGAAATCGGGAAATAATTTTTTTCCCAGAAGGGCGCAGATCATGGCGGTTGGTCTGCGTCCTTTCTTTTTTCCAAGTTGCATCACGAAGCCTTAATATGGCGAATCCGAAAATCCAAATTGCATCACAAGCCCTTAATATAGGGGTTTGATTCTCGTGAAATTTTCTGTAAGCGTACGTGTGCGTGTGTGTGGGTATGGCGGTATGATGTAAACGAGCAACGACAAAAAACACTTGCACGGCTTGCGGTTTTCCGTTATCTTCGGGGTAGATTCTTACAGAGACGAGCGAGGGAAAAAGCAAAGGGGCGTTAGTGAAAGGAACACGGCGCAAGGTGAAAGGCTTTTAATTTTCTAGGAGGTGGCGCACATGAACACCGAAAAGAAAAAAGAAAAAGCACGGCAAAAGCTCGTTGAGTTTTTCCGTGCTGCGATCCGTGGGCTACTCGCTCACAAAAAGGTTTTACTTGTTCTTGTTGTCCTGGTGATAACAGCAAAGTAAAAGCCTTGCAAGGCGTAAACAGTGCGGTTTGCGCCTTGCTCTTATCTTACATCAAATAAAAGCAGATTTACAAGGGGGCTTTATATGACTTTAAGCGGCGAATATTTTTGCGGTAATAAAATATCCGAATACGGAATCAAGAACGGTTTTCTTGATTATGGCACTTTGTCCAAGGCTTTCGATGCTGTACTAAACAACAGCATTTACAACGCCGTTGAAAACATGGGTTTTTTCTGGGATCAGGAAAGCGGGATGATTGACAACTCGGACGAAATCGAAGAACTGAGAGACAAGAACAACAAACTAGAAGAAAAGCTAGAAGAATTAGAAGAAAAGCTAGACAATTTAGAGCCTTGCAAAGATAACCCGATATATGCAAACAAAATAAACGACATTCGGGCGTTAATGTCAGAGGCAAAGGCACAAATTGAAGAAAACGAGGGCAAAATTGACGACCTGGAGGACGAACAGGAAAGAACGCCCGAAATTTTCCAATATTATATTGTGGATAATTCAGGGGCTGAACTTCTCAAAGAACTAAACGAAATTGTTTTTTATTGTTCTGATCTTGATATGTACCTTTGGGGTGTAACTCATTTTGGCACGGCGTGGGACTACGTTTTGACAGATGTTCCTTGCAACTGTGAGAAAGAGGCATAAAGGGGGCAAAGCGTGAAAAATGAATATATAACCGTCAGACGGTTTAAAAATGGCAATGTGTCTATCAGATTGACACAAAAAGGCGTTGACGAGCTGCGAGCCTTTCCACATGATGATCTAGTTTGTTTCTGTGATTATTTAGCAGATAATGAGCTTTACTTTTTCGGTGAAACATATTGCATTTCAAACTATGAAGAAGGCCACTCGCTTTTTGACAGTTACAATTATAAAGTGTTTGTCTTTTCATGGCTGGAATATGAAAACAGGATCAAGAACGGCCAGGCCGTCAGGTTGAAGGCTCGCACCGTAGACGATACAGACAAAGAATTGCTAGAGCTGGAGGGGCTTATATAATGGAACTGATAAAACTTGTAAAGAATCCGAGCGGCGCCATAGTTGCAAGCATTTATAAAGACGGTTGTTTTATAAGCCGTTCTTTCTATGGGTACAGCATCAAGGCGGTATTTTCAAATTTAAGGGCTTGCGGTTGCGTTTGCTCTAATCGGTTGAAAAAGGTTTCAAGGGGTTGAAAGTGTTTGCAAAGTGTCTACTTATAATAATAGCTTGCGTAATTATAAGAGCTTTCTGTTTCTTGTATTGCGGTATTTGAGGCGGTTTTTTAACCGCCTTTTTTATTGTCCTGGGCTGGCTGTGTGCCAGCCTTTTTTATTTGTCTTTGGGTTGTGTGTGCGCTTTCAAATTGCATCATAGAGGCGCATATATAACCGCCTCCGATCTCGTATGATCCGAAGAACATAGCGCACGCCTGAGAGCTGCAGACGTGCAGACCCTGAGAGCGTGCAAGCGGTGCAAGGCGTGCAGCTGTTGCAAGCTGTACAGCCTCCGAGCCGTAGAGCCTGAGCAGACCAGGAACACAGCACAACCGCCAGCGCATGACAGAGCCACACAGCAGACCGCCAAAGCCTCCGAGCCTTGCAAGGGGTAAACGATCAGGCACACACCGAAGAACGAGCCACAACGCCAAATAAAACGCCTTGCGCCTTGCTTTCTTGCATGGGGTGCAATACCTTTCACCGTGTGGCACGTTTAACGGCTTCACAAGACGTTTTGCACCTTGGAGGTATAAACACACGGCAAAGCAAAAGAACGTTGTAGGAGGCTTTTCTGTGTGCCTCTGTGTGCCTCGTATAAAAACGCCTGAGAAACACAACCGCAACACCTTTCACGGCTTGCGCCTCTGTTGTGCACATTTCTCGCACGCTTTCCAGCCTCTGAAAAAATATTTTTCATTTTTTCACTTTTTAAGTGCTTTTTCACTTAACAAAGCGTTAAGTAATTCTTGCGTAAGTCATTACAAAGCAAGGACTTGCAAAACGTGAAAAAGTTTGTGTGTTAAGTGGTTTTTGATAGCGTCCTCAGCATCTGGGAGGCGCACTATATCTAGTGTGTGCATCTTTGGTCTACGCTACGGCTAGGGCTTCGGGACGGGGTGGCTGGCTTTGGGGTGGTACACTAGATTTAGTGTGTGGGTCGGGAGAAGGTACTGGGAGACACTAGATGTGGGTTAGGGTCAAATGCGCCGAGCGACACAAAACGCACCCCACCACCCCGAAACCAGTTAGCACCGTGTCATTTTCGCCCACGGTGTGTCGGAATGACCCACTTTTTCAGTTCAAAATGCTGTTGATTGCGTCCTTGGCTGCCTGACTTGCCTTTCTGTATCGGGCGAGAAGTTCAGCTTCCTCGTCAGTGAGGACTTTTCCGCCCCTGTAGTAGCCGTAGATCAGATAATCGAGTGAGGTATTGAGGCTTCTGGTGATTCTGTCCATGACCGCCATTGTCGGAAGCTCCTTGCGAGAGCGCATGGACAGGACTGTCCAGTAGGAGATACCGAGATTGCAGTCATTCACGAAATCCCTGAGACTTTTCCAGTTGTTCGCCTCCAAGGTGGCATCGAAACGCCTCCAGAAAGCCTCGTTCTCACCCTCGGTCATGTATTGCCGTCCTTGTCCTTGTTTCTGTTCTTCTTCCTTTCGGCATCCGAGAGAATCCTATCTATGATCTCACGTGTCTGCCTCGGAAGACTCTTGTATCTGAGCATGAAGTTGTATTCATCCTCTCCGAGACCCATATCTTTCTGAGCATCGGTGACATCACCGCTTACAAGCCAGTCCAGGGACACGTCAAGCGTGGTGGCAATGGCTTTCAGCGTATGGATCGGAGGGTATGCGTACTTCTGTTTGTAGCCGTAAAGCGTCCTGAGATTGATTTTCGCCTGTTGTGCCATCTGGCGGTATGACCCGAAACGGATTTTCACAAGCTGATCGAGCCTCACCCATAAGCCCACTTCTCCGACTGATGTTGTGTTGTTGTCCATACGTCCCTCATTTTATCTCATTCCCGACTTTTCGCAAGTGGGATTTTCAGTATGCTTTGCCCTGTTTCTTCCGTCATGCACAAGGCATGACAGGAATTTAGGCATTTTAGGCTTTAGAAAGCCCTGACAAAAAGAACCGAGAATTTGGTGTTCTTATTGAAGTTGTTGAAGGCCTGGCTGTGACAACTCCAGAACCACGCATTAGTGGACGAGTACTCGGACGAGACCCAAAGCCATGTCAGATCGAATGGGTCTACCAAGCCCAATGTGGCTTTGGCTTTCTTGAAGAAGTCTCGCATCACAAGAGCCTCGTCCTTGGAGGGGACAAACCAGTCGTTGCAACCGAACTCGGACTGCTCGTTGCGCTTTTTCAGTTCTCCCCAGATGGTGTCCTCATCCTTGCTGTAGTCCGTCTCGTGCATGATGATGTCCGTGTTGAAGAAACCCGAACCGAAAGAAGTCACCGTATCGTGTTTCTCGTACTTTGCAGAAAACGGCATCCACCTGCGCCATTTTGTAATGTTGGAATTGTAGACCCAGAACTTCGGGCTTTCGCCTTTCTTCTTGCGTGTGACCTTGTAGTAGAAGGGCATATCGCCAGCCTTGACGCTCTTGATTTCCTTTCCGCTTTCGTCATAGAACCTCACGCACTCCGTTGATTTCGGATCGATGAAGAATATGCGTCCTCCGACCCTTTTCAGTGTAGCTGTATCAACCATCTTTCTTTTCCTCCTGTGAAATATCCTCTATCTTCAGATCGTTCTCCATCGTGCCGATCTCAAGACTTTTATAGTCAACCGTTGTGGTGCATTGTCTGCGGTAGTTGAATAAGACTATCCTTAGAACTCCCTTGTTGCTGCAGACAAACGGCGCACCGTTATCCGAGAGCGAGAAGTAGTTGCCATCCTTATCTCTCGCCGCCCAGAGCTTTACCGTCCACTTTCTCGCCATCCGATTCCTCCGCTACTCTCGGATTGACCTTCTCGTCAATCGTTCTGATTATGTTTGCGAAATTCGACCAATGCTCCATGCTCTTGAACCCAAGAACGATAATAGGGAATGGCGAACAGTCTTCGAGAGTCGTGGGAGTTCCGAGAACACCGCCCTTGCTGATACGCTCGAAAACAGCCACCTCCACGGCATATCCATCCATATCCTTATAGGCTGAAACGGCTTTCGGTGTGTCATTTCCGAAACTGATACATGGAACACACCTGAAACCAGAACTCATATTTTCAGTCTGCCTTGACATTTCTTATCTCCAATATCCTCAGCACGATGTACCGCTTGTTCTTCTCAGCACCCCATTGCTCGACTCCGTAGCCTGTCGAGAAAGTGACCTTGGCCTCAAACGTAGGGGAGTCAGGGCTGTAGCCATTGCGGAAACACACCCAGAACGGCTCTCTTGTGGTCATGGTGCGCTTGTCGCCCTCGTGCTGTCTTCCTATCTCGCTATAGAGTCTGTTGAGCCAGTACAGTGTCTGATCTCGATATTCCTCTTTCTTCTCGCCTGAAAGGATCATGTCAAACCATTTTTTCTTAATCGGTAATGTCAGCATTTTAGTACCTGAAAACCTTTTTCGATGTCTTTTTTGAAATCCAACTCGAACTTGAAGTCCATATACTTTTTCAGTCTTTCGGTATATTCCTTTCTTGCTCTCCAGACGTTGACTTTAAGCCCCTCAAGTATCATCTTGTTCGGCACTTCAAGAATCATCTTGTCCGCAGTCATCCCCAATCTCATGTTGCATCTTTCACCCCTGGGTACGGAGTCTATAGCTGCAACAATGTGGTGAAAGTCCTCGTCCTTGACCAATACTGTCAGATAATAGGACAACGGAATGTTGCGGATATATAAATCCATATAGAAACCGATTTCGTTGAAAATCAAATCGTTTCCGTAATTCACTACCGCAACATCGAAAAACTTTTCCAGTTCCATGCCGTCAAGTGAATCAACCTTCTCAATATGAAAATCGGTGACAGTCCCAAACTGTTTGATTCTGCCATCATCATCCCTGATAATGTTCATCTGCTTCTCGACACACTTCTGTAAGTCAGAATAATTGGGCTTGTTCGGATAATGGACTGATCTCATCGGGCAATCTTTAGTGCTTGGACAGTTCTTGCATGAAACTTCTACCATCATTACTTTCCCCCTGATGCTGGCACTATTGTCGGAGAATCTTTCAGTATTTCCGTTACCACAGTGTTCTTGATTTTTAGGCTGAAATACTCGTCCTCTCTGCTTATCCAGAAGCACTTGAGTGAATCCGCAATCTTGTCCGCATCTTTCAGATTTCCGTGGGGAGGCAGCTCTACGGCCTTTACCGTCTCGACATTACCCATCTTGTCTGCAACAGTGCCGTCATGGTAAATGGTGATGGTGGTCACATGACCTAGCTTGGGTAAGTGCATCCCTTGAATCAATAAATCTGCCATCAGTCAGTCTCCTTAATCCAAGATTCAATACATTTAGTGCATATGTAACAAGAAACTGGCTTAGAATGAAGAAAACAACTTTGATAAACGGCATACGATTTTACAGGTATCTTTTTACCGCATACACAACATTCATGTTGTTTTCTTGTCACAATCAGCTTTTCACTAAATTGTTTCTCGTCTTCATCAGGGGAGAAGATTCCACTTTCAACATACCTAGACTTATCATATTTGAGTTTGTTTTTAATCTCAGCCATCAGTCTGTTTCCTTTTTCAAGGTGTTCATCAAGCTCTCGATCCGCATGGAATACTCGGCCTGTCTCTCGTTGATGAACATACTTGGCGAATCAAAGCCGTTCTGAAAACGCCTTGAAATCTCCTCGCATCTCATCTGGACAGTCTTTTCTTCACAGGACAGTCCATCAACGATTTCTGTTGCAAATTGAAGTCCTCCTTCAGTACCTGCAAGGATTCTGTTTCCGTCATCGTCTCCGTTCCGATAGCTCATGCGGATTATCTGTATCAACATCCCGACTTTTTCCTTGAAAGAATTGGTGCTGAACATGATCTCATCGCCCTCACAAGCAACACATTTCTCCCTGTCTATGGTCATGCCCTCGAAATACATTCCGAAAGCAGTCGCTAGAACCCTGTCTGCATTGTCGATATAGACAGGTATTCCCCACTGTTTGATAGCAACAAGGTTTTCCTTGCAGGTTATCGGGTATCGGATGTTTATACCGCACTTCTGGGCGAAATTGAACAGCCATCTTGCCTCGTTCTCATTGGAGACCATGATGTAGCCATCGTCCTCAGCTGCACGCTTGAGTAGATTCATTGTTTTGCCTGAGTTCCGTGTGCCGACTATCACATATTGGTCTCTGTGTGCTTTCTCGTCACCCTTGAAACTCCTGTTCCATACATCAATGGCCTCGTCCTTGAGAGAATACCATTGCGTGTGGATTTTGCATCTTGAACACCAGACTGCATACCGAGTCCCGACACGAGGATCATCGGAGTCAACGGAGACATGAGCCTCACCGCCGCAATGAGAGCATTTGTTAAGATGTCTTTCCTTTTCCATCGTTCTTCTCCCTTGCATCCATCCTCTCGCTGTAGGCAAGTGCTTTTTTCGCTGATCTGAAATGCTTTTTGTACTTCCTGTTTACGGACTGTTTGAACTCACGGTTGACAGGTGAGAGATACTTCTTCGATATCCCCATAATCACCACTTTCAGCGTTTCAATGGCCTCGGCAGCCTTTGCAAGAACATCTGCAAGCGCATCCCAAAGCACGTTTACATTCTCAACCGTGAACTCAATCGTCCCTGTCTTGAAATCGGACGGAGATATGGGTTTCTGCTCCGTAGCTTCAACAGGCGTGATGTCTACAGCATCCAGATTACCCAGAACCTGTCCGTCAAGCATGACCACTACGTTTTTCGGCTGATCTTCTACTGGCATCAACAACCTCCAGGTAACTCGTGAGACAAAAGGTATTCAGTAGCTTCGTCATACCTGTCACACAGAAGCTGGATTTCTTTCTTGTCTTCTTCCTCTCTATTGCAGACATCTTTATAGAGGTCTACATCCATATAGGACACTACCTCTGACTGTATGAGTCTTGTGATTACTCTAGGCTCTAAAGCATCAAGCTCCCAAGACTTGTCTCCAAATTTCGATATGTAACCACCGCACCTGCTGTCGGTTATCTTTGCTGGGTTTGGTGGTGGGTTGAACTTCCTGATCTGCTCCATGGTGAGAGCGACACGCTTTACCTCGACATCGGCCTCAAACAAGTTCATCCTTTCCTGGATGTCCCTTGTCATGTCTATACCTGATGGGTCATGGTCTCCCAGATGGATTATGATTCTTCCGTATTTGTCGCTATGCTCTCTGAACCTCTGAGCTGCAGACCACATCTCAGACTGTGAGGTATAGCCTCTACATGAGAAATACGGAACATCAAGGGCGTTACAGGCCGAACCGACTACATCAACAAGAGCATCTTTCTCAACCCATACCTCAACGTAATTCGGCTGATCCGCCCATTTATCCAGATGATAGGCTCTCTTTGCCGAAGCAATCAAATCTGACGGCTGTTCCCAATGTCCGATTCGCTTTACATTCCTAGTACGGTCTGTGATAGCGTTCCAGTCGATGAGTCCTGCAAGTCTTCCGTCATTTATCAGGCTTCCGATGTTCTTGTAGCTTCGCTCATTGTTCGGGATATACCCACGAGCAACAAGCTGATAGTAAGTCTGTCTGAGGGTCAGTTCGTATCCCTGCTGACTGTATTCATCAATGACATAGTTGATGATGTCTATAAGATCAAGGCTTGATTGTCTGAAATTGATGTTCTTGTATGCTATGTACGGCATCCCGAAACCCCTTTCTACAGAAGATGCTTTTCGACAATGGACTTGGCGATTTCAAGTCCTTTCCTTACGTCCTGTTTTTCTTCCTGTCTCGCCCTGAAATCAATCTCATGGCGGATCATGTCAACATGGACGGTTTTCTCTACTTCCGATATGTAGAAGTAATCGTTTTTCTTTTCCCTGCGTTCTCTCCAGTCTGCATAGAGCGTGAACACTATGTAGGACAGATGAATGATAACTGCAAGTCCAAGACACGATGCGATGAATCCAAATACCTTAATCATCACTTCATTAAAGGCTTCTTCCATGTAAACCTCACTTCTCAATGCTCACGCAGAGCCAGTAAAACTTCTCAAAATCAACACCGACAACCCTGTTTGTCGGGTCACGTTTTGCACAGTCCTTTATCTTCTCAATAAGCTGTTCAGCAAGTCTCTCCTTTGCCTTGAGCTTTTCGTATTCATCCATCGTCATTTTCACGGTCATATACAGTACCCCATGCTCAGGCATTTCTCCCGAAACTCCTGATATGCCTTGTCACCTTTGGCTCTTGCATCTTCAATGGCCTTGAAGAAAGTATCGTTGCGGATATTCACCGCCTCGGTGGGAAATACAGGAAGACAGTTGTGATTCTTCCTATACTCCCACGACCACATCAGTTCGACCTCTGCCGTTGCGTTTCGGATATCGAAGTCATAACCTTTGCTGTCAACAGGCGCACGGTAGGGGAAAGGAAGGGTGATTGTGTCCTTATCCAGTGCGGTAAGCAGCTGCCATCCCTCTGGCATCTCGTCCTGAGTCGCCACGCCCTCGTTGCAGAGGTAGTAGCGTCTTGCACCGATACCCTGTTCAGGATGCTGTCGAAACGGCTTCTTCCTGTCTCTCAGGAAGTCCGCACGGCTCGCCTTGCACTCGATCAGGATGCTGTAGTATCTGCTGAATCCGAACACGTCTGGAAGCTCCTTTCGGTATCCAGGCTCAATCAGAATCCGCCAAGGATACTCCTGACAATGCCTCTGCATGAGGATGAACCTTGCCCCAAGCTCGCACAGCTCTCTGTGTGTGGGCTGATTCTTCTTCTGTATCGCTTTCTCGACCTTACGGCACTTCATGCAGTACGAATCATCCTCGTCATTGTAATGTCTGCAAGGACTGCATATACTGTCGTAAAGCTCCATCTCCTCATTCAGCGTCACTCCGACATCCTTTCCCATGTATGCACCACTTCACATCCACTTTCGGAAAATGCGCTATTTTGCGCTCTTTCCGAACTCTGCCGTCTTGTCATTTATCGAAAGCAGGAACGGCATTATGTAACACTCGATGTCTTCTCCCACGAGCCTGATCGGTGTGGGGGCTTCCGTTGTGTTGTCGTCAAAGCATTTCGGACTGAGCTGCACGGAATCGAACAGCCCCGACAAGTCCGCAATATTCAGTATCAGCCTCGGATTGACGTTGACCTTGTTCTCTGCAAGAATTTTGGTAAGCCCGACTGTGAAAGCAACGTCCGAGTAGTTGAATCCCTTGAGCTTGACATCTTTCTCGCCAGCGATCTCAAAGGTGTCACGGACTCTGTTCATCTTCTGAATGAACTTATCCCTTGCATTTTCAACAGCTTCCTCGACAACGAGGAAATCCACGTAGATGTTGCTTTGCTTGAAATGCAGGAATCCGCTTGTGTCTCCGAAATGCTCTTTCAGTTCTTCCGTCCTGTAGACGATAAGCACGCATCCGTTTGTGGCAAGAATCTCGCCTTTCTGTGCGTCATAGAACGGAAACCTGTATGAAAAATTGGGATGGTGTCTTCCATCGAACTCAATGACCTTCTCGATTGTCCTGAGAACATCGTCAAGCTCCTCATAGACAGGTGCTACTTTCAGGATTGTCTTGTCTTCTTCTCTGTCCATCATCTGTCCCCCACATATACACAGACGACTGCTCCGCTTTGACAGATCAAGCGTCCGTCATCGGCCTCGAACACGGCTGTGTCGTCATCAGTACCCCAATACGTGCATTTCACGTGCTGGAAAGTCTGTCCTGTCTGCATGGTCACATCCCAATAACCGCCCAACGACTGAGGGTCTTTGTAGGAGAACGTCTGAGACCAGTTTTTCTTTCCTGATGCAGTACATGACGTGACGGCAAGAATCAGGAAACCAGCCAGAATGATTGCGAAAATGCGTCTCATCAGCAGATTCCTCCTGTAGCCTTGTCGAGCTTTTCCTTTACAACGGCATACGGCTCGCTGATGTTGAGAATCTTGTCGTTGATGATGATTTTCGTGCTGTTTTCCTTGTCTGGGATGACTGCCTCGACAACATCAACACAAAGCAGGAAACTGTCTCCCTTTTCGTTCTTGATTTCCATGAATTTGTGCATTTAATCACTCCTTTCTATCCTTTTTCCGTCCCGATGCAGGGCGAACAATCATGTCATCGGGACGGCTCGGATCACTTGTATCTCACCTTGACAGGCACGTAGCCGTCTCGGTGTATCCAGTTGCCGTCACTGATACGCTTCCACACGGTTGAAGGTGGCATACCCATCTCCTTTGCCGTGAGTGCAATTGACGGCATCTCTATCTGTCTGCCTTTTCCGTCAAATACGACAACCGACCTCACTTGCGCTTTCCTTTCTTCCTGCCTCTGTGCGGCGCAGGATCAATGGTCTCGACTGTGTTGAATCTGTTGTCACAGATAAGGCACACCCTCCATCTGCGGATGAAATCTCCCTTGTCCTGGGTCTGGATGACATCCGATTTCGTTGAACCGCAAAGCGGACACATGACACCGTTTGATGTACCCATCAGAATGAACCTTCCCTTGCGGTCTCGGCATTGACAGCCTGTTCCATCTTCCGCCTCTGTCTGAGCCTTTCCTTTTTGCTCATGCGGACTCTGGTGTTCATCTGCTGTCTATTCCATTCTGGGTCTGTGATGGGGCGCATGATACGCATGGTGATAGTCCTGTGACCCTTCTCGTCATAGGTAGCCATGCCCTTGCCCTTGATGAATCTTTCTTTTTCCCTCATTTTTACTCCTTGCCTACAAGATATTGCATAAAATACAATATGTCAACACTTTTATCGTAATGATGTCACATAATCAGAACAAGGTTTCCTCTTGTTCCGCATTTTTTGTCTTCATGTAGTTCTCCCATTCCGTTGAGTAATAGAGGATTCTGTTGTTCGCCCATCTCGCCATGTCTTTCTGCCATTGCGGAATGACCTGATTCGGATTACTAAAATTCCTATAGGGGGGGGGCGTACACGCATACTGCATGACCGTATTTCCTCCAGAGCATGACCCTGTTGAGGCTGTCATCGTAATCATCCGTCAAAATGCAGTAGATGGAGAAGATTGCCTTCGGATTACGCTCAAGTATCCTGTCCACCGCTTTCTGACACGGTATGATCTCCGATTTGTCATCACAGGCGAACCGTATGCCGCTTCTGCCGTAGACCTTGATGGTGGACAGCAAATCTATCAGATGTTCGGATTTGAAGACGATCCGTGCGTCTATACCCTGATTGCAGTCAACGGCTATCCTGCGTTCCCTGCATTTCTCAAGCTGCCTGACACCATGGTCATGAGCCACGATATTGTTGTCCATCAGTATCACGTTCTTCCTGCCGTCAAGAAACTCGTCAAGGTCTGCGTGTTCCCTGATCATGCCCTCCTTGTCATGCACAAGACAGAACGGACAGTGACGGATACATCCCCTTGTCGTGAATCCGTATGCCACATCGTCAATTCCATACAGCGAGTAATCAGGGCAAGTATGTTCAACTTCTTCGGGCAATACCTTCGTGTAGTCCAGATAACCAGTACCGCCTTTCTCTGTTTCACAATCCCAAGTGTACGGATAGTCGGGAGTGAATGTGAAAACCTTGCTCATGTAAACCTTGTCGTAGGACTCAAGCGGATTCGCAAAGCCTGTAGTGTCACCATGGGACTTATGCCAAGCAGACAGTTTCATAATTGCGAGATTGGGGTAGCCATGTCCATCTACATCGATAAAGCCGATTCTGTTGCTCATAAATTCCCCTCTATCATGTGTTCCTCCTCAATCCGCTATGACCTTTACATCGGTGATACGGTCAATGGTCTTTCTCTTTACAACCGCATCAAGTCCAGTGAGCCTATCCTTGAAGCGAACCGAATACAGGCGTACCCTGCCTGAAAAGCGCACCTGCTGACCGCACCTGAGTCCGTTGAGCGCACCGTTGTTCTTTACCCAGAGATGATCCGCAAGAATCTCGCCACGAGCGTTCATAACGTCCTTGAACAATGCAGTGGAGTCCTTTCTTGTGCGTCCTCCCTTGAGTCTGCGTCTCGCATCACCTCCGTAGCGCATGAACGTTCCCTCGACAGTGACAAGAGAGCATTGTTTGCCGAAATCCCTCGTGCGTCTGTCTCGCCAGTCTGGACGCATATCATTCATGGCGTGCCTCCACGATAACCGCAAGGTCTGAAATGTCGCTACGCATCTGTTCAAACATCTTTTTCAAGGCAGGATCAGAGGAGTATGCCTCGGCATAGGCATCCATGATTCCGAGGACGTGCATCTTCTGTATCAGGTTTCCGTGATTATCTGGAATCTCCGCCTTGCACGGACAGTCCGCAAGCCTCTTGTCCGTCACCTCGTCACAGTAGATTCTCCCGACCTTGTTCCGATATGCCTTGCAAGACTCCTGAAATCTGCATCTGTGCAGATTGGAAGTGAAAGCCGTGACCTTCTCGCTCTCAAAACAACCTTTCGGCATCTTGCCGTCTACGATTACTGCCATGGATACCTCCTCATACCACCCCGAAAACCACGAGTATTGCCGTTACGACCATCGTGACGATCCACACGAATCCCAAAGCTGCGCCGATGTCTTGAAGTCTCCTGTGATTGAACTTTTCGCCCAGGAGCATCAACAGGACTGCGACTGATCCCATTGCAATCATTGCTATTACCGAAGTCATGTTTTTCCTCTCAGAAATCCAATATCAGCTGATACTCGTTGATTCTTTTCTGAGCCAACGCAAAGTAATCAGCATCAAGCTCTATGCCTATGAAGTCCCTGCCTAAGTTCCGACAGGCTACTCCAGTAGTCCCACTCCCCATGAAAGGGTCTAAAATCACTGCATCGTCAGGAAGAATCCCGATGATGTTCTCCATTACGGTCAACGGCATCTGACACGGATGTTTCTCTTTGTCAGCTGATACGTTCTTGACCTGATTGATCTGCCACCAGTCGTAAAGGGGACTGCCCTCGCTGCCGTTCTCGATTCTTTCCTGTATGCGCTTGTCCTCCGTGTTCTTATACGGCTGGCGCACCTTGGTGAAATCGGGCTTCACATTGAAGAAAGCAATGTCACGATGCTGTCTCGGAAGGTTTGAATTGTATATCCAACTCACTACCTTGCAAGGAATTACCCCCCCCCATGACCGCCATTTCGTAAAGACTTTCTGGATAATGGATTATGACGCTTGGGTTCTTTATGAATCCGATCATCATGTCCACGTACTCTTTCTGAGCCATCCTGTCTTTGTAAGACTTGTAGTGATACCCAATGTTGAACGGTGGGTCTGTCACCACAACTACCTTGCTGAGATCGATTCCCTCAGCTGATATGACTGTTCTGCAATCACCGCAGTATAGCTTCTGTGACATATCAAAGTAAATCTCCTGCATACATTGCGTCAGGCGCAACATCCGAGCCGAAAAGAGAAGGGCTTACCTCCCATGCCTCCTGAATCCTCTTTGAAGCCATTGCATGATACTTCGGGTTCAGTTCGCATCCTATGAAGTTCCTCCCTTCCAGAAGTGCCACCACTCCTGTAGTTCCGCTGCCAGTAAAGGGGTCTAGGATTACCCCCCCCCGTGGACTTCCAGCCAGTACCATCGGACGTACCAGATCGGGAGGAAACGTTGCGAAATGAGACCCTTCAAAGTGGTCTGTGTTCACGCTCCACACGTCACGCTTGTTCCTCATGCCGTCCTCTCCGTAAACCCTCGCACCTTTGGAGAATCTATCTCCGTGCGGATAGTCCATCTGACAGCCCTCTGCGCTCTTGTCACGCATCTTCGGCTCTGTGACAGCCTGTTCCTGAATCGCCTTGTAGTCGAAATAGTAGTCAGGTTCTTTCGCCAGCAGGAAGATGTATTCGTGGGCTTTCACGCATCTGTCCTTGACGCTTTCTGGCATGGCTTGGGGCTTGTGCCAGATTATGTCCTGTCTGAGTACCCATCCTGCGTCCTGTAGGGCAAAAGCCATGCGCCAGGGTATTCCGTACAGGTTCTTGCGAACAAGCTCGTTCTCGGACTTCTGGATGTATGATCCTGCGACCTTACGTCTCTTGGGGTCACTCATTCCATCACTGATGGACTGTCCCTTGCCCGACCCTGCGTAGGTGTCTCCGATATTCAGCCAGAAAGTGCCTGTAGGCTTGAGGACTCTGTAGACCTCGTTGAATACCGCCATCAGGGAATCGACATAACCCTGCCATGTGCTTTCAAGTCCTATCTGATTGTCCTCACGAATGGCGCCGCACAACGGACAAACCTGTTTGAATATGCCGTCACCGACATTTCCGACAAGTCCAGTCTGCTTGTGACCTGTAATGGTCTTGGCACTGACCTTGTTCATCCGTCTGTGAGGACATTTCGGGTCTCCTCCGACCCATGTAGCCGTACCGTAGTCCCTGAGACTGAAATACGGTGGTGATGTAATGACGCAATCCACGGAGTTGTCGGCAAGCTCTTTCAGTTTCTGCCTTGAATCTCCGAGAAGTATCTGCCAGTTTAAGCTCATATATTGCTCCTTATCAGCCTTACGAACTCAAGTCCGAAAGTCAGCACCACGCACACGAAACAGGCAATGATGCAGATGAAAGAAATCCGTCCGAGGATGTTCACGGCCTTGTTGTTCTTCGGATACGTCCTGCGCTCGATGATGTGCATGGCAATGTAGGAGAAAAGCCCTGCAGCCGTGAATATGACGGTAAGGATGATGATTATGCTTCTGATTGTCATTGATTACCTCACTTCAATCTCTTGTCGTTGCCAGAAAGAACAATCTCCATGCCGTTGTTCGCCCTGAGCCTGGAATAGATGCTCTGTCCGAGAGCGTCTATGAACTGTGCCTTGTTTCCGTTTCCGAGGAAGATCATCTGTTTCTCCCACTCGTAACGGTGATTGACCATGAAGTTCAGATACACGAAATCAGCCTTGGACTCGAAAATCTTGTCGTCCTCATCGACTATCAGTGCATCCACACCTCTGCCGTAACGCTCCTGAATCATCTTGTACGGATGTGGAGCAATCTTGATCTCGAAAAGAAGCACCTGGGCGTTGATGTAGACCACACGCTTTCCCTTCTCGGCAAGAGCCTTTGCCAAAGCCCATGCAAGGTGTGTCTTTCCCACGCCGTTGTCTCCGAATATCAGTGCGTTGCTTCCGTTGAGAATCTTGTCTATCTTCGGCTGTAGCACCTCTGGAAAGTCCTTGATGTCCGCATCCCTGTAGATTGTCGGGACGATGTTCTTCACGCTTGCGATATATTCTGCAAGCCTGATCTTCTCCTGAATCTCCCTCTGTTCACGCTCGTATGCCTTGTCTGCCTCGTCCTTTGCTTTCAGAAAGTCATCGTAGGCTTGCTTGGCTTTCTGACGTGCAGGGGAGTTTTCGTCCATGGAGTACTCAAGTTCCCTATCCTCGCAGAAGGTCTTGAATCTAAGCTCCTCTCTCTCCATCATGTCTTGAAGAAATCTGTTCATATCTCGATTACCTCCGATTCCAGATCGTCATATCTGCCTGTGATGTCTTTCGGGCGGAATGTCTTGTTGTTGCCGTAGCTGCTACCGCCTGACCTCGGCTTCTCGTCCATCCTCTCCCAAGTCCTGACCGCAGCTCTCCAGTCTTTCATGTGATTCTTGCCGATCATCCAGCCTTTGCTCTCGTAGAAGTCAATGAAAGCCTGAGCGTCAATGTTGTTTCCTCGCTCCTTGCAGTAGGCTCTGACCTCATCAACGGTGGGTTTTGTGAAATTCTTTTTCTTAGGAGATAAATCGTTAGATTTATCGACTTCTTTTTCTATATTGGTATTGGTATTGGTAAAGGTGCTAGACTTTGCTAGAGTTTGCTTGGCATCTGCTAGATTTTTTCTAGCATTTGCTTGGCACGTGCTAGGCATCTGCTTGGAATTGCTAGACTTTGCTAGTCCGCCCATTCTTCCAGCCTCTATTTTCTTCTGTCTAACTTCTTCCTTGAAAACGATTTCATCAGAGATACGCTTACATGACCATACACCATCGTTGAATGAGAAAAGCTCATATTCTGCGAGGGAATCAAGGTATTCAAGCCCATCCACCAATTCAGCTTCAAGCCTGATTTCCTTGTCTGTCATCTGTCCGTTGTTCTGATACAGGAGTTCGACAAGATACCAGTACAACCCCAATGCAGAAAGTCCTTTGGCTTTCAGAAGTCTTTTCTGCTTTATGTCGTTGTGAGCATCATAGTCGTGTCTGAACCATTCGTTGCCGTTCATCCTCTGCACTCCTTTCTGTAGTCAGCCCACTCGGTCAACGAGACATACACTCCAGGCTGGAAGTTCCCAGAAGCGAACTTCTTGATTGCATAGATGGACACTATCTGCGAATCGTCATTGAACATGATCTTCGGGAAGTTCTTGAGTCCGATTCCGTCAAGAACGGCCTTGATGTAGTTGTCCACATCGGGTCTCTGTATGGGGTACAGTATTCCGCTTTCCGCCATGCTCCGTTTCTTTCCTGTCCATGAGTCAGGAATGTTGCGGTAGACGATTATGCGAGCCTCAAGTGCGCCCTGCAGCATGATCCTGCCTTGCTTCTGGAAAACCTCGTTTGCTTTTGCATAGACCGTCTGTTTCCAAGCCGTAATCTCCTCACTTTCATAGGCATGGTATCTTCCGCCGTATGTCGTGAAGCGTGGCCTAGACTGAGGCTTGGGGTCACTGTCAACGAAAAACTCATATTTCATCGTTCTTCTTCCTCTTGCTTTTGTTTTTCCTGTCCCTTATGCCCTCAAGGTATCCGATGAGGGCATTGAGGATGTACCCTGTGATGAACACAAGGACTGTCGTGCCGATCCACTTGAAGAAGCTACCGCCTACCCATTTATCAAACATGGCTGATAGTCTCCCTTGTGGTAGATTGACTTCTGGTGATCCACAACCGTTATCTGGAACTCGCCACGGTAGTGTCTGAGGTCTCTCAGAAGCGTGGAGTCGAAAGGCTTGGCAGGTGAGCCGTTCTTTGCAAGATGCGACCTGCATCTGGAAAGGAAGTATCTGCCTGTGAAGTCTCTGCCCCACGGAATCTCGGTGAGAGTGTCACGCACCGATTGTCTTACTGTGTACTTTTCCATGGCTCGTTACCTCAGAACGGAATATCATCCATGTCGTCAGCGACAGGCATCTGCTCCTGTCTCGGAGGGGCTTGGGTTGTCTGTCTCGGTGATGATCCAGCTGCCTGACCTTCCTTTGATGAGGACTGTAGAAGCTGTATCATGTCTGCACGCACAAAGGTCTTGCTGTAGTGCTTTCCGTCCTTTTCCCATGCGTAGGTGTCAAGCTCGCCCTCGATTGCGACCTGTCTGCCCTTGACCATGTATTCGGCAATCCTGCCGATGTTCCATGTCTCGACCTCAAAGAAACGTCCCTCGTCCTTCCACTGTCCGTTTTCCTTGATCCGCTTGTTCACGGCGAGCGTGAAAGAATACTTCACGCTCTCCGAATACTGCTTTGACTCCACATCTTTCGTGAGCCGTCCGATAAGGATTACCTTGTTGATGTCTGCCATATCCTGCCTCCTCAGAACGTCAGTTCGCCGTTGTCACCGAAAGGTGTATCCTCGAAGCTCTCTGGGCCGCCTGTAAGCTCAGGTGCGCTCTCAGCCTTGGCTTCTTCCTTTTTCTCGGACTTCTTCTCTGTCTTGGCTTCTTTCTTGGTTTCCGCCTTGGGCTGTTCAGCCTGTTTCGGGGCATCGATATTCGGCTGTTCCTCAACCTGTTCGATGATGGGGTTGTCGATGTAGTCAGCGTCCGTGATGTCCAGTCCGTCAGAACTGTTGACGGCAATCTGATCGCTTCTCTGTGCCTCGACCATCTGCGTTGACAGGACTCCCCACTTGGAGAGCGTCAGCTTAGTCACTGTCTTCTCAGCCATGGCATCGAAAGCTGTTGTCCATGTCGAGGACTGCGTGCCGTTCTTGAGGTCATACTGATAAGCCATGGAGAATCTTCTGGCGTGGGCTTCGGCCTCCGCCTTGCTCATGTAGGACATCTTCTCGAATCCGCTTACGAGGGCGAAATAGAACACGTAGCCTACGATGTTCTCCTTGCGGTCATTGTCCCTGTCACCGCCTGTCACCAGATGGTATTTAAGCTCGCCCTTGAACGGATCATAGCCGTCATACTCGTCTGCGTAGACCTCGGTGACGTTCATGGTGCGGTATTTGCCTGTCCTCATGGCGAGCTGCACAAAACCTTTCCATCCCATCTGGAACTGAGGCACTTGCTCCTCGCACCACTGTCCGTTTGCGTCCTTGAACTTGTGCTTGTACGGCACGATGGACGCAAATCCGAGGTTAGGGTTGATGTCAAGGTTCAGACTCGCTGCAATCATTGCACAGGCGACAACCGACATCGGATTGCACTTGGCGAGCTTATAGTTGCCGTTGACGGCACTGACAAGGCTTGCAAGAAACTGATTTGCCTTGTCCTGACTTCCCAGCACGTCTGCGAATCTGTTGACCATCATCGGTCTCTTTACGATGTCGCTGACCGTGACCTGCTTTTCTTTCTTCTGTTCCTTTACTGCTTCAAGACTCTGCATTGATTTCCTCCTTTTTCTTCACAAGTCCGTGGATGTTGTTTGCCCTGAAATACTGGATGAGACAGCCGAACTCCGCCTCGTTCATGTCCACCTCAAGGTGATAGCGGAATCTTGCGACCTCGCTCGGCATTGCAACCTGTCTCGATGTCTCAGGCTCGGCTTCTTCCTCTGCCTTTGGCTGTGCCTGTGCGACAGCCTCCTGAGCCTTTCTCTGCTCCAAGAGCCAGTTGTACTCCTGGATGGTCTTGGGAACGTCTCCTGTCTCCCTGTACTTTGTCAGGGCTACCGCCTTGAGCGATTCGTCAACAAGCGTCTGGGCGAGGACGGAGATGTCGTTCCTGACCTTCTCGATGATCGCCTTGATTTCTTTTTTGACCTTGCTCATGGTGAACGTGGCGTTGAGCCATGATGGGTTCTCTGTGAACGTGCAGTTCTTGATGAACTTGGCGAGCTTCGGGTCGTTGAGTTCCATAAGCTCATCGTTCCAAGCGTCTTCGATCTCACCTTTCTTGGTCTCGATTCTCTTGGTCTCGAAAGCGTCCAGTTGGACTGTTATCGGGGTGATGACCGCATCTATGCGCCTGTTGGCTTCCTTGCAGAACGACTCCACATCCTCGTAGGGCTTGAGGATTTCCTTTTTGACATCCTTTCTCTTGGTGTCGATAAGCTCCTTTGCCTTTCTGAGCTTGGCAACGGTGTCCTTGCCTTTCTTGACCGTATCCTCGGTGAGCGTGATGTCCTTGAACTGCTCCAAGGTCACGTCCAGATAACCGAAAAACTTTTTCCTGTTGTCGATGATCTCAGGAAGCGTCTTGACCGAAAGCTCGAATCCGACCTCCTGCGTCTCGTTGACAACCTCGTAATCCTTGATTTCCTCTGCCATTTACAGTCTCCTTTTATGGTCTGTTTCTATCTCGTATTGCGTCTGATGCAATATCCGAATCAGAATTTCTTTCCGTGGCGGTTCGTGGGACGCTCCTTGTTGTACTCCATCTTGCGTCTGACCGCCTCGTCAATGTCGATCTTGAAAGCACCGCAGAACGAGAACACACGGATGAGTATGTCCGCAAGCTCGTCCTCAAGCGTGTCCTTGAAGTAGGTCTCGAAGAACTGTACCTTCTGTGCAGGACTGACCTTTGCGGCCTTGATAACGTTGTCCACAAGGTACTCACGCTCGCTGATGGTGTCGTCCCTCTGGATTGCCTCGATAGCCTCCGAGACCTCGCTTGAGACAAGGGCAAGATAGGCTATCATGCCCTCGATTGTCATTTTCTCAGTGTAGAAACCGTGCTTTCTTGCAGTCCCGACAGCCTCAAGGCAAAGGTCATTGAGGCTCTTTCCGCAGCTCTCGATTATCTTCTGTCTGTCCGTCTTGTCCATGTTCAGCCCTCTCTCGATACTCCGTTGATGTATTTCTGTCCGTCATCGTCAAAGTAGAAGATGCTTCCGTTGATGGTCTCGACACACCACAGATCGACTCCGTTGTACCGCTGCGGATACATTGCCACGATGAAATCAGGGTTCAGCAGAATCGGAAGTTTCTCAAGGTTTCCGTTGCTGTCCATTGTCGTAAGCCTGTCTGGGTTCTTGTTTCCGCTTGGTATTTTCAGAAGCGGAAGATGTTTCGGTCTCTGCATTTATCACTCCTTTATCAGAAAATCCTCGTTGAAGGTCTGATTCCTTTCTCAAGGTTATTCCAGAACTCAAGTTCCTTTTTCACGATGAAGTCCGCATTTGCCCTGTAGTCCTCATCGTCACGGCGGATGTAGGAGTAGCGGTACTCCGTCCTCTTGTACGGTGTCCTCGGAACAGGCGAGCCGTCCGAGAAATCCCATTCCGTGATGCTCAAAACTGCCACCAGAAGGTTGAAGTCCCATCCTGTGACTTCCATCTGGTGAATCTGCTGCACGAGATAGTATTCGGGAATACCGCCGTTCCACTTCTCAAGGTCTGACCTGTGCGTGACCTCGATCTTCTTTATCTCAAGGACTCCCATCTCGTGCGTGTCCAAGTCCTCAAGCTCTCCGTCAAGCGTGCAGAACATGAAGGGATGCTCGTCACTACGGAGGATGTCGTAGCCCCTGTAGGTGACTCTGTAGCGGTCTCTGTTCTCCACTGCGAACAGGTCACGGATAAGCGGTTCTGCCATGATTCCGCCCTCTATGCGGTCATTGGTGAAACTCCTGGGCTTGGAAATGCCTCTCTTGACCGAATAGAGTTCGTCAAGGTTGCCGTATGCGCCCCTGATTCCGCATATCAGTGCGGCCTCGCTCGCTCCGATACCGAACATGGGCTTGTTCCTTGCCTTGAGCCATTCGTCACGGCTTTCATGTCTCTCTCTCGTCATGGTGCTATCCGCCTCAATAGATTCAGCGTGTGTGTTACAGTCGCATGGTCTCTTTCAAGCTGCTCGACTGATTCCTCATACCGCTTGCGCTTTATCTCCCTTCTGAGCCTTTCCACGTCACGTGTGCATGACGGATTTATGGAGAGCCAGAAGTCCGAGCTGTCCTCATCGAGAATGAAATCTTCCGCCTCCCTGCGCTCTTTCTCATTCGTGCCTTTGTTGCGGTACTGCCTGATTGCGAAAGACAGTACGGCTTCGGCAAGTGCGAGCGCACCGTTGGAGTTGGTGATTTTCCCGATGCAGAAACGCTCATTGAATTTCGGCATCCGTCTGTCCTCTCTGCATCCTGTGTGCGGACGGAAGCCTGTTGAAGTTCTGCTCGTAGCCGATTCTCAGCAGGTCTGCCTCGTTGATGATGTTCAGAAGTTCTTTTTCAACGACCTTGATGTCCGACTCCTCGTGACAGGCGTTGGTTATATCCATGAACATGGCGATGTGCTGGATTGCCGTGATTCCTGCCGAAAGGACAAAGTTCTTGCGTTCCTCTATCGTGTTCCTTGCCATTGTCAGTCCTCGATTCCGTAGTCTTCGGGTGTATCCTCGTTGCCCTCGTCAATCCATTTGGTAATGCGCTTGAGGGCATCGAGGATTTCCTGTCCGAGATAATATGAGGGTTTGGTGCGGAAGGGCTTGATGAGTCCGAGCTTGCGGTATGCGTAAATCTTGCTCTTGCTTATCTGTCCCATGACCTTTCTTGCCTCATCCTCGGTGTAGGTTGCGTTGGGGTTGATGTTTTCCATTGCTCTGCTCCTAGAAGTGGAATCTGCTTCCACTTTCAACTGAAAAAAATTTCACTCGTTTCTTTCAGCGAAAGTCCAAGCATTTTCCTGAGTTTCTGTACTTCGGGAAGTTTGAAATCTGTCTTGCCGTTCATCTTATTGCTCATTGATCCGACAGATATTCCGATTGACTTCGCAACGAACTCCATCTTCAAGCCCTTGCTTTGAATGATGTCATTCAGCCTCTTAGTGTCAGTCATTTTTCGCTCCTAAGTGGAATTTCTGTCTACAATTTAGCGTAAAGTGGAATGACTGTCAACAAAAAGTTGTAAGAAAAATTAAAAAAAGTTGAAAAAACATCCACCATGTATTATATTGTAGCAACGGAGTTGAAAAATGGAAAATCAGATTGGAAACATCATCAAGAGATACAGGAAAATGCGTGACCTTTCACAGACACAGCTTGCGGAACTTGTCGGGTATAAAGACAAGACGAGTATTTCAAAGATTGAGAAGGGCATTGCCACAATTACGGTTGAACAGGCGAAAGCCATTGCAAAAGCTCTCAGGTTTTCTCCGATTCTTCTTCTCTGCGAGTCCTATGAGGATGTCGAGGAATTTCTGCCTTATCTCGCTCAGTCAGACGAGACCACTCTTGACAACATAAGGGCGATTCTCGGTATGCCACGCAAAAAAAGTACTTGCGATTCTGGCAAGAAGATAGGTTGATTACACTCT